ATGATAGGAACACCCATTTTATCACCAGGCTTTAATTCTATAGCTGAAATCCATGTCCAGTTTATGCCATCTTTCAACTTAGCCCAAACCTTATGGTCGTGAGTCATATCCATTGGTTCTGAATAGTTGGCAACTTTAATTCTGGTAAGCTCTGCTCTAAATCCGTTATCAACCACTTGGTCTACTTCTACATATTGTCCCTTATTGTCTATACAGATATCTCCAGGTTGTATTTCTGTGACAGGAACAAGACCTTTGTTTGTAGTAACAAGATAATCTTTTGCAAGACACTTTGTAGTTGAGAAGCGGAGTACCGGCTCACCTGACGACATAACGCAGATATTAACCATTCCAGCCCCAAACGACAGGCAAATGCCAGTATAGTCTTCATTTTCTAACTCCGAATAGCAGATAGCTTCTGCTTCGTTAAGAGGCTGAGGTGCCCAGCCAAGCTCACTCAGGTCCTTCTTGAGAACATCTTCGTGAAATCCAGTATTAAATTCTTCATCATCCTGGTCCATTGGTTCGGCGGGAACTGAATAGACTAGGGTTTCATTTGCAACAGTAGGCTTACCAACCAATTCTGTAAGAATGAATTTGAGAACTCTACGAGCATCTGTCTCGAGTGGGTTAATTACCCCGCGTCTCAGTGGACGCAAAGCTGTTGAGTTTCGTTCGATTGACTTCTCGATGGCATCTTGTCCTACAATTACGTAGGACCCATCTGTGTCTTTGAAGTATGCTAGTCCTTTTAGACCTCTTTCCATCATCTTCCCAGCAATAGCAGTAGCTGGTTTCATACGAAAGAATGCATCTCTGAACTCTTTGTATTGTACTCCATCCTCTTCTTCCTGAGCTTTAATCAAGAAGGAGGTGCCTACATCTAACCCGGTACCCATAATTTCACTCCTTATCTTTTCTTCCGGCGAGGAGGCCGGCAAGTCTAGATTTACTCTTTCCAATGGATTTGTCAACGATTTTCTCTCTCGTTGCTGCTCCGTCGAGCCCGGTAGCTTCGACATTAACATCGATGCGTTGCGGGATGATTGATTCGTCCATACTAACCTCACTCCGTTTTTCGTTTTCATGTCTACCTCTTGGGAGAGTCTTCAGAGCATCTCTAACTGCTTCTTGTACAGCTTCTTTTATATCAGCACGTAGAAGCTGGACAATATGAGCAGCTAATTCTTCGTAGTCTAATGAGGGGGATTCAAAGGTCTTGAATTCTTCGCCTTTATTGTGTTTCATAGCAGTCACCGCAATTCCAGATATAATTAGTATCAGACAGGCAATGCCTATGAGTTCCATTAAGCACCTTCTAATTCTGTTACTCGAGCATTAAGCTTCTGTACCTCATTGATAAGTACGGAGATGAGACGACTATAATGTACACCACCTATTTGTCCATCCTTATTATTAAAAACCATTTCTGGTCTTACAAGAATAACTTCTTCAGCAATTAGTCCCCACGAGGTAAGGCCAGGGACATCCCACTCAAACTCAAAGTTAACAGGACGTAGTTCATAGAGCCAGGAAGTATCTTCCATATCTATAATGTTACGTTTGACACGTTGAGTAGATGAGTCTAATCCAAGCTGTCCTGTAATTATATTAATATAAAGATCACTAGTTGTAGCAGTACCAGCAGTAGCAGCAGCTAAACAATAAGTCTCTCCAGTGATGGTCATGGTTCCACCAACTGTGGCATTACGACCAAGATAAATATCTCGAATCTTATTAGTAGCAGTACCTAGGTCATAAAGAAGAGAAGTGGCAGGAACGTAGTGTCGTGCTACAGCTGACAAATCAAGATACCGTTCCATTGCAGCAATACTAGTTGCTACCTCTGCCAAACAAGATTCAACATTGGTTGATACAAAAAATGAAGCAGCATCTGCAACAGAAACCACATCAGCAGTAAGAGCTGTATTATTGATATCAGCCTGAAGGATATTCTGTGTTTCTGTGATTGTTGTATAGATATCACCAAACTGTTCAAAAATCGTATTGGGTCTTGACTTAGATGTATTGTAATAGGATGTATTTAATAATGCTGTGGCATTTTGTTTAACATAGAGATTGGCTCCATCTAGACCATTTGCAAAAGCATCCACATTTACATCATCTACACCATTTGGAATAGAGTCTGTAAGTGGAACAAGACGATTATTCCATTGTGTATTTAGCGTAGTCAGGTCATTAGCAATCTCTTCTGTCATATCGTTAATATGGTCAGAGGATGTAGGGCCCCTCTTTCTGGCATTACGTACCTGAAATTGAACCTGAATTTCTTCAATCTTATCAGTCACTTAGGTCTCCTCTCATCCAAGCTTGATTTTGTATGAATGAAGTGCTGGAGATACATCAGCATCCTCAGTATTCAAAACCGCTTTTAGTCTTAAATAGTTTCGTAATTCATTGATTAATGTAAATCTTAACACAAAACGTTCGTTCTGAAAATCAGGATTAGCTTCGTCAATCTTCATCACGATGACAGTTGTTGGATCATTATCGCTATTTGGTGCCACATGTGACTTAGGTGCATCCACATCTTTGGCATATACATCCCATTTGTCTGTTGCAATATTGGTAGTCATATCAAAAATGCTGACTTGTGTCATAACAGTTTCAGCAAACATATCAGCTCCACCGTATATCTGTAGAGAGGTAGAAGGATAACTAGTACCGTAAAGATATCCTTCAATCAATAATTTGTGATTGTATGGGTAGAGAATATCAGCAGCCTTGAGTGCTACAAATGTATTGAGACTTGGCGTTACTTCTTTCCAGTTATCCTTGTGTATCTTGACGGTGTGAACTCCACTATCCTTCTCACCATCGCCTGTCAATCCAGACTTGCCTGTCAATATTGTATTAGGAACTACGTTGGAGTAGGCTACGTCATCAATGAAAATCTTGCTATCACCCACATCAATTGTCATACCTGTAGAGTTCTGAATCTCAATCACACAGCTATAATATGGATCGCTGAATTTCCAGCCTCTCTGATAGTCTCTCACCTGTGTTATTGTGTTATTTGGAGTGCAACCCTTCTTGCCCACGTTACGAAAGATTACAAAGCTATTATTATTGATGTTCAGAGCAGAATCGGTCAGTCCACTATCACTCTCTTTGAGTTGATAGTTTAATATTCTCTCATTAGAATTTTCAAACGTATATCTCATAATAGAACTAGCTGAACGATCTTCTGATGTAATAACCCCTAAAGTTGGGTGTCTATATAACAGCTTAAAACTAGCAGCGGGGTTTAGATAATCTGAGATTACACCAGCTACTGGAGTAATTCTACTGTCATAGGAGACCTTGAGAATCTCACTGTCAACAGTGTCTAATTCGGTATCTCCAATGGTAGTCTCTACAGCATCACCAACATTCAGGATATGTGGATGCAGTCTCTCTGTTCTTTGAACTGGAGAAATAGCTGTCCATACACTTATTGCCGGAATACCATCTGTATCTAAGGGTACACCAGGAACATTGCTTACTGCAATATAGAACTCTATAGAAGTGTCATCTTCAATCCTCTCACAGGTTTCAAGAGTTAGTTTCTCGAACCCAAGCACTGCTCCTGATACATCCCTAATAGACATTGGTTCAGTAATTAGAATATTATCTGTATCAGCAGTAAAGCTTTGAGCAAAAAATGCAATACTCTTGAATCCAAATTGATAACTGAAATAGCTTGCTCCACTTGATGCGTCTGGTCCTGTCTTGGTCAATAAGAATTTTACATATTGAGCATCTACTTCTTTAAACGAGAAGGTGGTTATAGTTCTAATCTCAGCAGTATAAGTAACACTTGGAATCTGAGTCCATGTCTTATTATCAACTGAATAGAGAGGAGTAATACTCATCTTGCTAGACTCTACTGAGTCATGCAGTTCGATGGCGATTCTTGAGATAGGAATAGCTTCATTGGGATTAAGACGAACAGTCAGCTCACATGTAATAGGTTTTCGAACCTTCATATTTACCGATGTCCACCATATCTTAGACTCTTGAGCAAAGATATCAGCTAACGATGTTTCTATTGCATCTACACGAGAAAGCATGTCAGTAGTAGTTCGCACTTTGAATGTGATGTCAGCATTCACGTCTAGTTCATTAAGGAACTGCCTTGTAGTAGAGTCAGCGTCACCGCCTGGCTTGGCTAATTCAACTGTCTCTGAATTGAGATCTATTTCTGCAGTGGTGAAGTCAGTATCAACAAGATTAGTATCGGTGAAGTTATCAATCAGAATTCCGTAATACCCTTCTGTGTCTTGGGTTAGGATGAGGAGATTTTCAATCCTCTCTTCCAAATCAATTAGACGCTTCTCGATATTGTCCGATTCAAGACTCCATCTGGAGAATGCCTTCTGATTTACACTGGATAATACAAGCATTTCTTTATAGAGTGTTCTGACATCTTGTCTCATATCTAGAAAAGTTGCTCTAAAATCCTGAGCAGATGAACTATTTCCTCGAATTACATAATGATTTACAGCAGAGAATTGAGCTTCAGTGAGATCTAAGTCTTCTAGTTGTGTTTCTATAAGAGTTATTACTTCAGCAGCTGTTACAACAACACCTCTTTCAAGCTGGTCTTTGATATAATCTTCTACAAGAAGAGTCCTGTATGTATTCTCAATTGACACTAAATCACCTTACCTTTAGTAAGAATCCTAAGAGCATAATCCTTCAAGACAGGGGTGAATTTGTCTTTCAAGTCTCCTATGTCTTCTCTCGTTTCCTCCACATAGTCATAGTTTACCAGGTAAAGAGGTTGTCTGCCATCCATACTACTCTGTGGTGTTTGCATATGTCTTAAGATTTCTTTGTCGTGAATAGTTACTTCTTGACCTGTGATATTCACATCGTATGAATTAAGATCAAGAAATCTAGCCATTTTATATTCTGCTCTGTAATCAGTGTACTGATAATCACATGTTAGTTCATACTCAGCTACACTTGCAGCATTAATCTGTCTCTGTGTAAATATTCTGCCTAACTTGTAGTCTACAGAATAAAGTCCATTGTCATTAAAATTAGGAGAAGCATAGAAATAAGTAACTCGTCCTGGCTTTGATTGAAATGATGTAGTATAAAACCATACTTGACCATAGGTAGCACTTGTTGCAACTCTGTCAACAAAGTAATCTCCTGTACTTATTACTGCTCCTGAACTACCAACTAATGTTTGAAAGAGAGTAATATTAGAAAAGGAAATAGGATGTTCTGAAGTCTGAGTAGAAATATTTTCATTTAGATTAAAAGTTGCCACATCGGCAATTGGAGTAATACCTATTTGAATGTTTTCTCTTGTTTTTAAGAACTCTCCACCCAATTCTTCAGCTCCATTGATGTAATCAACTTCTTTTACAAACGGATAATCAGATGATTCGATAGACATTATAGTCCCTGCTATTTCAATATTAATTGTCAAAGTATCTTTGACAACAGACATTTTAGAAACATCTAAAACTCTCATACCAGAAACAGCAAGAAGTTCTTCATCTTCGATTGGTGCAGTTTGCCATCCCGTATTTCGGATAGACACACTATCTCTCAGAACATCAGTATCTGCCCATTCCCAATCACTTGTAATTAATTCTATAATTGGTTGATAGGTATATGTAATAGAAGCATCCTGTATGGCAGATGTAGGTCTACCTAGATAAATAATTCCATTATTTGTATCGATAGACCAGTCATTGATATCAATAAGTTCATCTTTACCATTCACGAAAGTATTGGCAATAGCATCGAATCCTTGTCCTATTGCACTTAAGGCTCTTGAAATATCTGTTGTATCTAAAACAAACTGATTCTCTAAATGAATTACTGTTGCCTTACGAGGTAACGTTTCAGTATATGATTCAATTGGATCATATCTTTTAATAGTAAAGTCATCCTTGTTATTACTAGTTTTAAAATCTAACTGAGCCATATGATCATTATCTACTTCGGACGGAAATAATCTCTCAGCATCAAAATAAACACCAATTGGTTGATCCACGGCTGGAGCTGTAGTGTTGGAAATACCATCACCAAACTGGAGAATACCTGTATTTGGATTGAATGTGTAATATTTAAAATCTTCTAGACGAGTTAAATCTATCGTATGATTATGAATTGGTACAGTACCATGTGTCCATTCATCTCCCCCAATTTCAATATGCATCCACTCATCGGCACGCATAGGTTCAACATGATAGATAGGAGGATTCCAGTCGTTAGAAACCTTCTTCATGGGCCTTGGGAAATAAGTAAGTGGTAATCTGAACTTACGCATATCCAGACCTTCAGATGCATGTCCTACAATATACTGTGCTTCAGGTATGCCCCGACTACCAAATAGTGGATCAATAACCATGACCGTACCATCAACAGGAGGATACTCTAGACTAAGAGTAAACGGCGATGCTTGTGGTACTTCTTTTAATTCAGCTCGAGTAACAATTGTTTTGTTCAGAGAAGAAGATCCATCTTCGAAATGTTCATCTTCTCGAGAGAAGACCATCTTCATACGTATTGCTTTGACAGGTACAGCAGTTTTAATTTCATCTACATCACCTGTATTGAAATCCAATACCTCTGGTACAGTCTTCAAACCAATAGGACCGTTAAATGTATTAGGTTGAATCTCATGCCAGGACGAACCATTATCTGGAGAAACAAAGTATTGAATATTTGCAAGTTCGGATATTTGAGTTGGATTCTGATTGGTATCCAATAGAACTTTTCTAATCTCTCTAGCTGATTCGAACGGTGTTGAAATAAGCTCACCCTTTGAAAGATAAGCATAACCACGAATATCAATATCTCTGATACCAATAGCATATCGAAGACGTATACCTGCAGGGGTAGAAATCACATATGGTTCAGTCTGAGAAAATACAAATCGAATGTAGCGTACTTTACGTGGAGTAAATGTATATAGACCCTGTCCAGCAAACTTTGAAGTTGACGGAGCTAAAGTAAAGATATTTTCTTCGTCCTGACTAGTAAATCCTGCAACAGGAATATCATCTTTGATTGAAGTATAAAATTGACCATCAATACTTGTGTCAATTTCATTAATATGAATCGTAGTTTTTGTTCCAAAATTATTTGGATTAATACGAATGTGATTAATAATGCTTTCTTCACCCAAATTCATAGTGATATCTAAAATTAATGCATCGTTCGTATCTAGATTCTCTTGAACTACACGTTCATATTCGAACCATGAGTCAGGATTATTGTCGAGAAGTACAGTCATATTACCGTTATATGCAGTACCAATCTCCTGATTGTTTCCGACAACACCATTGGAATGAGGATTGATGATTGGCAGTTGTTTGACAACTACGAAGGAGTCTTCCTCATTATTGGTTGGGAGAGTCACAATACCTTCAGCCTGAGATACACTACACTCGTCTGAATTGAGAAGCTTGCTGTTGACGTCTACCTTAGAGAGGTCATTAAAACTGTCCTTGAAAAAGAATGTGTCTTTGCTTGGGCTCAAGGAAAATAGAATGTAGTCTCCAAGCTTAGAGTCCACTGCCTTTAGTCTAGTGGTCAAACGGTTTGATTCGGTGGTAATGAAGTTGAAATTAGCTACTGTAAGATTTTCAATATTTTCCAATTCTGTAAAAACTGTAATTAGATCATCAATTACTTGCTGCCATATTTTGTTAAACCTGTCAGCATCTGGTAAATCATCTACTCTAATTGTTTCAATCAGCTCCTTATCCAGAAGTGGATCTTGCATAGACTTATAGAATTCATTCAGTATCTTAACTGTTTCAAGAAGGTATTGCTCTTGTGTTTGAAGTGTTTCATTACCTAAACCTCCAGCTAGTGTGGCTGTTAAACCTTCAAGTTTTTTCTTGAGTAGTTTGCTTTTATCAGCTAGAAGATATTTATTTCCAGACATATATTACACTTCCTCGAATTTGGATGTGTCTTTACGACCAGCTACTAGTGTATATTCTTCAACTGCTGGCGTCAAAGTCTGTTGTGGAGTGTTTTGTCTCATTAATATAACAAGAAACACGTTAGACACTGTTCCAATACTTTTTCTATTTATTCCTATCACTTGTCCTGCGTTAGCTCGGGCTGATAGATCACCAACTAAATCTACAACACCAAGTCCACCAATTTGAGAGAATTCTGTAATGGTCTTTGGAATTGAATTGGTTGATGATAATACAGGAGTATAAGATACAGTGAAGATATCACCAGGTAAATAGGAAGTAATCTGGATATTAAATGACATAGGTGAACCAGTATTTGCTATTCTGTCTGACGTTTCTGACACATTTGTCCATTCTAATAAATCATAGTCTAAAAGGAATCCATTCCTAAAAACCTTAATATCTCCATCTGTAATCGTAGTAAAAAACATAGTTGAACCCAAATTATTATGATTAAGATTTGTACTACTTTTCTCACTGAGAACTAATCGTTCATGGATAACTCTATCTGTATCTAAAGGAAGGATTGGAAAAATTGTAGTACGATTGAGTATTCCATCTTTGTTCAAGTCTAATTTGAATATCCAATATTCAATGCTGCCTTGAAACCATGTATTACTTCTTTCTCCAGCAGTCAATGTATTATCATCAATCAACGAAGAATCTTGATCAATATCGTATGTAGTATTTGTAAACTTAGCTTGTAAAGAATTGGCTTCTAGATAAGGACGAGACTCTACTGTCTTGACACCTAATTCACCAAGGTCTTCTATTGTCAGAGGAGCAGATACGTAGATGCTTCTTTCATTGTGTTTTGCTATTCCTACTTTCAGATTATCTATACCAGTTAGAAACTCATAACTGCGACGCTTATTTCTTACTGGATGACGAGGCGCAATGACATCCAAGATATTCTGTGATGGAATTACTTCTTGTAACTCAGCATTAATATATTGAACAGATGGTATGTAACCAATTGTTGGTTCCTCTATAGCCTGATTAAAAACTGGTGGAATAATAGAATATTCAAATTCTACATATTTGGAATTTTCATTGCGAAAAACAAAAATTAAACGATTAGAAGAGATTTTTTTTGTTTTAATAGACATAGGAGAATCAATAAGCTGTTCTTCAATTTCTAAGTCAGTAATGACACCTGCTAAACCATTGTAGAAAATAGCTTCCAATACCAATGCTTGTTTAGAAGCTGGTTCTATCTCAACATAATTAATTTCCTTGGTACTTCCAAGATCGATTTCAAGCTTTACTTTTACATATGGTCGAGGTTTATTGAATAAGAGAGACTGAATCCAATAGGTTCCTGATGTATTGTCAATCATGTTCTGTAAATTAGTATTAGGGGGCTCTACGATTAACTCACTTTGTTGAGCTTCAGAATCAAAGATTTGGCGTACTGCCCCAATCTTATGTTGAGTAGTATTATTTACAGCAAGCACTAATCGTTCACCAACTAGCTCAACAGTAGCATCTTGAGTATTAGGGATTAGTTCATTATTTTTACGAGGGTCTTTGAACAGAACTTCTGCTGCTAAGCTTTGTCTAGTAGTTCGTTCAGCTTTGGATTCACGGAATGTAGAAAAGATTGCCGCATCGAATCCTCTGATATCTTTGTTTAGAAACTCAAATAAATTCATTTTAGCTTCTAATTCTGCAACACCTGCCTTCAGATTCTTGAGTATTACATCTCTTGTAATAGCTTCGTGAGATCGCTGAACTTCATCAATGTTACCAGCCTCTTCGAATGCTGCACCTAAATCATCTTCAACACGATCGAGCATGAAATTAAAGGATTCTGAATCGATGTCTTCTCCCTTTTCACCAGCCCATATTTTTAGAGATGGAGTTAAGGTAGTAGATGTAATTTCACTCATTAGCTTTTCAAGCTTGGAAGTAAACTCCTTGACCGAACGAATCTGTCCTGTGTTTTTCTGCTTATTAAGGAGCTTTAGAATCTGGTCGGCCTGGTTCTTGTTAATAGTCCCGGCGAACTTGTCGAGATACTGTCCCATTATTCAATTCTCCATGACACCTTACCATCTTCGATTTCAATCCCGAGCCATTTACCAACTTCATTTCGGATAGAATGAACCACCATTGAGCCCATGGTATACAATGGAACACCAGCATTACACTGTAGAGTCGTCCCGTTCTTCATGGTATATTCAATCATCCAGCGATCCCACATGTGGAGTTTCTTCATCAGTGTACGCTTGACTAGACAGCCTTCGTTCACGAGAAGTCTAGCTTCCATAATATCAGCCTGCCAATAATCACCTTGACCTTTGATGGTTGCACCAATATCATCGACCTGAATGGATGCTCCAATCATCTGCTCGAGTCTGCCTCGACTCCAGCTAGCTAGTTTTCTTTCTACTAGACTATCAGAGCCAACCTCTTGAGTGCCATCAGCAAAGTATTTTATCCAACCGTTTTCCATAATACTCCTTAGCTTGTAAAGGTATAGCGTAGTTTCTGATCGAATTGTCTAATACCTGCAGTATCTTCAAGGTACGGAATTGCAATCCTACATTTGAATCTAACGTTAGGAGAAGAACTATTTGGAATATTTCCAACTGTTGAGAGTCCCATAGCAGTAGGTAAATTAATTTTATTGTCTGCTGAATCACCAGTTCCTGTACGAAATACATTAAAATTAGTTCCATACTTAGCATCATATGCTGGCCAACTACCTGTATAAGCTCCTACTGCATCCATGTTAAGTTGAAATCCACCAAATAAATATTGACTTGTTGAATTACCCCAGGCTAAAATCTCTGCAAGATCATCAGCAGCAGATAAATCACCACCATAAGGAGTAATAGCATCAAGATAAAATCCACAGTTTGTAATAGGATTATCACCATCATGACGTACAAAAATCTCTTGTGCTGTCAAAGTTTCATCATTTGTACCTGTTCCATGATCCTTAGCTGTTATGGCAAATCCACCATTAGTTGAACTCCATATGATGTTTACTGACATGTCTTCTCCTTAGGATATATCGTAAATTTTAAGATCAGAAATAACACCATTCAAAGGATTAGAAATTCCATCAAAGGCAACTCCTATGAGAATGTTATCAATGTCATCTGGAACATCATTTAATGTCATATCAGACTCAACAGCATTATCTAAAAGAAGTCTTATGTATGGTATGGTATAAGACAATCTATATGAATAAACTATATCATATAAGCTACTTCCCCCAAGTGGTATATTTTGAGATACGCTATCTGCTGTTATGAATCCAAATGCTTGTCCACTCAAAAGACCAGCACCAATTCTATTATTTAATGAATCACCGCTATCTACAGCGGAAACAAAGTAGTTTGTAGATGTTGAAGTCTTTTGATAAAAATCGAGAGTTATACGACCAATTTTGTTGTTCGTAATATTTCCATCATCACCTTTATACGTAAGTACATCTGCTTCTCTGGTCAATGCGGCTGCACCGGCATTTGGCATGTATGAAGATGGATATTCTACGTCTACTTCAACCATAAGTCCCCAAATATAAAAAATATCTTGGTTTAATCCATCATAAAAAGCAGCAGTAGCATCAACACCATTAGTTGCTCCAGATACACCAGCAGATAAAGTTCCAGTTTGATCTGCTGTATGTTTTACCCAACAACGATACCAACCATCTCCCCAATCTTCTATTCCACTATCATCTGTTGTAGAACCATTTATTGTACCATTATCAATATTAAATATTGTATAGAATACATCAGACCATGAACTTGCTCCACCTGCAGTTGTAAGCAATAATGCAATATAGTTTCTATTGATTGCTTTAACAAATACACTAAATACAACAACGTCTCCAGATGCAATATTGTTTGGTGTATTAATTTGTACAATTCCATGAATATCTGCTGCAGTCACATCTTCGTGAAATAAATCAGCTGTATTTAATTTATTTGGTGCAGCTGTCTGATCTACAGTTGTAGAACCATGATAATCTGTAAAAGCAGAAAAATCTTCAGTAGTAGTAGCCAATGTTTCAGTTTCATTTTCTCTAAGAAACCCTTTAATTAAAGTACCTTCATTATCTTTTCTGCTAACTAAACGAAGCCAATTGTCTCCTACTAGATAAAGTTTTCTTGTACTACTTTCTACTTTATCTATATAGGCTACAGAGGCACGAGTTCTTGTTGTTGGAGTAGGAGTTCCATCACAGTCTGCATAGAATCCAGTCAATCTTTCAAACCGTTCACTAGCCACAGTAGCCCATTCAGCAGGACCTAAAGCTCCCGCCTGATGCCAAGCAGCTTGTTTCCACATTGCCATGTAGGCTATATTGCATAGCCCATTCAAACCACCTCCATCATTTGCACCTACAGTAAAAAAAATAGCATTAGATATACTTGCTACTTCTGAAGAAAAATTACCTCCAGCACCACTAGCTACACCATTAATATACCATTGAACACCATTATTAGAATTTTCATCACGATTTAGAAAAACAATAGCATGGTACCACATGTTATTTACCAAATTTGTATTACATGTATTATAAATACCAGCATCTATAGCGAAAGTAATAGCAGGGTTGTTTACACAAATAGACCATCCCAACAAAGCACCATCTCGTTTCGAACAAATGAAATCATGTGAACCATCACTTATATATTTGAAGACTAATTCAACAACCATATCTTCAGTTGTTACGTCTCCAGTAACCATTTCATCTGCTTGATAATAATCTCCAGCATTGAACTTAACAGAATCATCATTGTTTCCTAATAAAGGAGAACCTTGAGCAAAATCTCTATTAGCTCCTGCGCCGCGAGCTGTTATTTTTGCTCCGTAAGTCCAAGCTATCCAATCAGGACTTGTAGCATTTATAGCACTATATCGAAAGTCAGGAGTCACCGCAATTCCATTAATCGTTAAAGAAGCTGGAAGGTTATCTACTCCATAAGATCCGCTAGAATCGAACGCAGAAAAAGTTGGTGATGCTATAGTAACAGTAAATTGTTGTCCTAGAGTAATCGTACCATCTTGTTCAGGAAGAAATGTTTTAACACAGTAGGAAGGTATAGAAGTATCACCGATTGCTACGGCGCCAACTGCTCGAGGACCAATTGGTTGATCTGCCATTGACAAAAAATCTCCTGTCAATGCATCAATCTCACCACCTACTATAGAAACATAATAACGTTGATTAGAATTAAGACCTGTAATTGTATAACTATTACCAGTTGGGTCTTGGTTAAGTGGAGTATTATTAGCAAGAGTCCACGGACCACTTGCCGTAGTTGCATAATAGACATTATATTTAGAACTCATCGCTGTGCCACTCCACGGTAATTGATGTTCCACCTGGATAAACTCCAGAGACATCAATATCTATACCATAAGCTTTAGTAACTGGATATACACCTGCTGCCGTATGTCTATTTACAATATTCCTTACCTCTTGCTGAGTAAATTCTCCACCTGCATTATCTAGTATATCAACTGGAACTTCCACAAAATAGGATGCATTAGCAGGATATGACATTCCATCCCAAGATGATTTATCCCAATACCATTTGGCTTCACCTTGTGCTGCTAAAGCTATAGCGAAAGAGTCCTCAGCAATACCGCCACCTCGTTGACGTGAATCAATATTAGTAAGTTGATCAGGTCTTGTTGCAGGTCCAACTGTTACGTCTCCTAGGATTAGAATTTGAGATAATGAGGAAGGATCAGAAGACTCAATACTAAACAAATCCACATAGCTTAAATAATTCTCAATTGGTCTCCATCCTGATGGATATGTGTCGTAGTAGATAGAATGAGATTCTCCTAAATAATCTACTTGAACTCCACTTACAGGATCATATACAGCAAAGGCTCCATCGATATTTCCCCAATTCATAGCTCTATCTGTTTCATTCCATTGAAGATAGGTCATATTAGTACTAAGAGGATAAGTAAGTGTTGAAGGACTAATTGCAAATGTAGTTTTAAGATTCAAGATATCAGGATTATTGATTGGGTTGAAATCTATCATAGTGAGTTCGAACATTGTTTCGTCAAAATAGTATGATGAGGTTACAACCCAAGTTGTTTTCATGGGCAATCCCTCGATATCTACAAACCCTGTCTTATGATCTACACTCTTAATTCCATATCTATTTGTGTTAGTCCATGTTGTCCAAACTTGACCATTAGCAGCTAACGTCCCTACAAGGGTGAAATCTGTTGTTAGTGCAGCAATTGCAGTACCATCGCTTTTCTCAAACTGAAGATAAACAAATAATTGTAAGTCATCTTCTGCTCCAAAACGAGATTGACTATTTTCTCTGATATTTTCGTGATCAAGCTTAACTAATATTTTATTAAGAATGATTGAACTTTCGTTAGTTACCTTCTTAACTGGAGGTTGTGGGAAAAATGATTGGTTGAGAAATTCTGTAATATGATATTTTCTTTTATCAGAATAAAGAGGCTGTTCTGGACCACCCATTAAAGAATAGAAACCTATTATTACAGGTGGTGCCCAAAATGAACCATTCGTTATACGACAAAACCATGGACTAGTTTCATCTGCAGATACAGGAGGAAGTAATCGTAATCCAGATTGATCAGCTGGACGATACGAATATGTGTTTTGGATTGGTAAGGTTACCTGAAATGAAGATCCAGTTTCTTCTACAAGATAAACCTTACGACCATCTTGTTTAATTGTCATTAGAGCAGTTAAATCATCTATGTCTGCTTGTTCATATGTAGAAACATTGTCTAACAAGTCAATATATGTATTAATTACACCATTATTATTAACAACGTATCGTACATAATAAACATTGTAATCTTGGCTACCTGTATACTGAGGAGTCAGATTGTTATATACAATACCTCTATCAAGATCCATTGAAGATTCAACAACAAGAAGTGGTTGTAACAATGAATCTAGAATATGAATTTCCGTAACAGACACATTCCATTCTATAACCCCAAGTATATTTCTTGGAACACGATTTTCGTTAAGAACATGTTTAAAATAGAGTGGAACAATTGTTCCTGTATCTATTCCTGTTGAAAACACATCTGTAACTAAAAAATCTTCATAGTCAGTTGTAAACGTGTTTATAGATGTAATAGTTGTAGAGTCTTGTTTAAATTCTCTATTAGCAGCAATTGAATCAGACCTGTCAAAAATAGATAGATTTCTGTCAGATGAAATCGCCTCTCCACTTAAAAATGCAATATTAGATGCTACAGGTTCAATGCTACTCTTAAAAATAATTTGTTCTCGTCTCTTTGTAATGTTACAAAACGTATTTACATCACGTTGAATATCTACAGAACCAACAGTAAACTGATGGCCAAGAGTCTCATAGATTGTTGCCACAGTATCTCCTTTATAGCTGAGTACCAACTATTACCCAAGTAGCACCAACACCTACACCTGCTACAGTACATATATAGAGTTTACTGTCACCTGATTTGACATAGAAATCTCCTACTTGTGAGCTACCTGTTGGTTCTGCTGCTTGAGGTACAATTCTAAAAGCAGACCTAACGTTATCAGCTGCTTGAACTATTAGTCCATAGTCACCTGAAACTGCCGACAAAGCAGTAATACCGTCAGATGAACCGGAAAGATTATTGCCACTATGAGCACCAAAGTAGATAGGAAAGCTTCCAGATGCACAATTTATATCAAGATAGCTAGCAGTATTTGAGTTAGCCATAACAAGACATCCAAGCATTGCATTATCATTTGCCTCACGACGTGAAGCATCTGCTCCACCAAAGGAACCTGCACGACTAAGTAAAGAAGTATGGTCATCATTGGCCCATCTACTTGGTGCCCAGACTGGAAGGTCATTTGAATAGCGTCCAGTATGTTCATGATGAACAGAAGTTGGAGGATTGAGACCAAGAAGACTCTTATGATCTACAGCATCCTCAAACGTACCATCACGACGATGACCATGACGATAGAATGCACTTGCTAGAGTCCAGATACTACGACTTAGTGGCGACCCACAAGCAATGAGAGTAAAATGTGAACCACTATAAGTTGCTTCTGCTTCATCTGTAGTCAAAACTCCAAATACTGAAGTAGGATCATCATGATCTATCTCAATAACATAATCTAGATACACAGCTGGAGCTTTTTTGAAACGAACACCTTCGACTATTGTATTATTGGTTTGATTCCATAGAAGAAACATTCCTGTAGGCATATTGTCACCAGCAACATAGCCAGCATAATAGTCAAGAACATCTTGTGGTAGTCTATAGCGATAATGTTCACTGTCTATACCAGTTAATCCAGAGACTTCATCTTGCCAATAAGCTGGAGGACTAGAAACAGAAGAATCACGATTTTCTGTTGCTGCTGCTTCTGCTAAAGTTGGATAACGACTTGGCATCTCTCGTGGAATAAGAGTAAGAGGCTGACGTGGAGGTAAATGAAGCAGATATGTACTTCCATCTTTAGAAATACGACAACTGGTAAATGTTGCTTGATTAGGATCAGGAATAATACTTGGTAAGGTTTCTTCACCAATTACCCATCCACTAATCGTTGTTGGATCTATTTCATATGTAATTCTGTCAGCTGAAGCTAGTACTCCAAAGACACGGAAGCGTCCTGTATTCTGGTCTACCCAAAATTCACCTGCTGAGTCAACTTCGTATTCACTATCAACACCAACTGAAAAGTTAGCGTTTGTGTCTTGAACAACTGTCCAGCTAGCAGGTATACCAGCATCACCAGAATCTGTTCCATCGCTTGGTGAGAATAAAAGAAAGCCAGTACTTTCTGATACATATCTAACACCGACGTCTTCAGTAAATAGAAAAGCATCTTCACCAGGATAAATAGCTGGATTCAGATAGGAGGCTGGACCAATTGTACGAGCAAGGTTTGGGATTTGAAGAGGAGTATGATCTGTCCATGAATCACCACTTTGATTCCATGGATCGCCAACAACATGTTCAATCACACTAAGACCATTTCTGGCTTGAGTTGCCACAGAAGTTAATTTCTGTGAATTTGGTTGTTCTCCATCACTAAAGGTAATAGCTAGTGGCGCAGTCTTTCTTAATTTATCAGTCATATCATACTCCTATGTTGACTATACGTTAAAATAGCCTGATGGTAAATGATCGTTTGGATCTAAGAATGTTACTTGGTTTATGATTGAAGCTACAGTAATAGAGGAATTCTTTAACTGAAAACCTAGTGGAATTTCAGCTATATAATCCACTGGAGTAACAGTAGTCAAACCAGATAAAGTCATAGCATTGAGACCTACTGTATCACCTCTCTTTGTTCGTAAAAACCATTCAGAATATTCTTCGTAAATACCTGAAACTAACAATCTTTCTTCCATATAATCTCTATAAATAGTATCGTATCCAGAAGTTGCATCAATCTGAGCTGTAGTCATTTCGTTGATATTACCAACTTTAGTTAGCATGCCCGTAGTAATATCAGTCAATGCAGTAGAAAAGAAAGTTCCATTCATAGAATCAGGAATCTGAATATTTATTTCAATTATATTTGAATAGATATGTTTATTAGTTTTCTGGTTTGTAACATATGCTCTAATGCGAGTAGTTGCATCACCAACCACAAAGTAGTTCTTTGTATCATTAGTTCCAGGTAGATCAAGAAGAACACTAGAATATGTCATTCTTAGATCTGGACTAGATACTGTTCCCAAGCTAACAATAGTTGATGCATACAGAGGAGAGAATAGATTTATCTCAATCTCACCTGTATGTGGATTCATAATACCAGTAGTAGTAGTAAGCACAATGGTCTTCTTCCCAATAGACATATCCGTTGCTTCGTAAGTTGTGGGATTGGCTATTAGTTCCCAATCATTACGCCAAGCTATTTCTTCAGCTTCTGTCGCCGCATCCATTAGCTGTTCAGCTAAATAATCTGTATAGTGCTGAGATAAATCTTCTTCTGGTATACCCAAGACAGTATCTGTCTCGTGAATCTTGAATAAAAAAAGATCTCTTACAAGAGTTGGTTCTGAAATTTCTTGTACGTCAATAATAGTATCAGCTCCAGAATGAAAAACAGATGTTATTAATTGACCAAGACCCTCTACAGTTTGAGGAGAATTAAAATATGTATTTGCGAGACCATTACTATTTGTTGAAGATATTGATGTTTCTTCTGTAACTCCAAATGTACCAATTTTAGGATTTAGAATTTCAAACGTAACAATCTGTCCTTCAAGAACCGTACCTTTAGAATTTGTAACCTCAGCGATTATTTCACCCACACTGTTTCCAAGACTAACGATATATGGATTAGGAACAGTTCTTGGTAGACTAGATGAGAGTGAAATGGATGATGGTTCAGCAGATTCTGTATGGATTTGTACGAACCCATTAGCAGTAGATCTAACAGGATTAATATCCGCTTCGTTATTGTATGCTATAACATGATCAAATGAATCCTTTGGTTCATAAAATACAGAAACGGTATTGGTATAATAACTACCAACTCTTGTACCTTCGTTTGGAACAAGACCTGAGCCTGTACTTAAAGATGGATTATGATCTCCAAAGAGTAAGGTTCCACGATCATTGTCTATCTTTACCTCAAGACCACTTAGAGTAAAATTATCTAATGGATCTAATATAGTCCACTGTGTTGGCCAACGAGGATCAATCCATGTCCAAACTTCAATATCTTGACTTGAATCTATAGGAGAATGGATCAATGAGAATTCTTGACTTATGCTTCCATCAGAATCTCCAACATGTTCAAGAGCATAGATGTTGTCTGCGTCTGTAGTACCAGATGCAGTAAGTATAATTGGTGCACCAATTACTTCTGTATATTCTCCATCCAAAATTATTTTTGGTGGATCAAGAGTAAGGTCTAATCGAAATTCAGGTCGTGTAGCACTATCTGAAAATTCAATTTTTCTTCTGAAATCTAAATTCACTTTATGACGGGCGTCTTGTTGGCTCCAAATGAAATTACGAACCTGAATTGGAATGGTTGGTTTGAATGAGTGAGAAAGGGTTAGAACCTGACTGCCACTCTCCACTCCTGTAGCAGTAAAATATTCAGTTAAATAAGAGTCTGCATAGAGATACCATTCTTCATTAAAAACATAGAAATAACCATGTTGAACATAAGGTGCCCATATTTCAACGTCATCTGAATTGATACCTACTATATCTAACAATGCCAAATTATTATTATCGCCATATCCTGATTGATACAGAGCTTCTTCAATACCAGATGTAGATGGATCCCAAATAGATGGAGCATAGGCAGTAGATTTAAATTCACCTTCAAGTGGCCATGTTCTTTCATTCCACTTCCATCCTTCAATCATTTTATTACTACCTAAATGAACTTCGTCTACATATTTAGATTCGTGTCCAATAAGTACATCATTAGAATGTGTATATATTGCTAGAATGGTATCTGTATCAAGTTCTGTCATTATTATGGTCCAAAGTTAGCTGGAAAAATACTCATTAGTTCATTAATAATATCAGCACCGAGTGTGGTTGGAAGGCCATAGCCTGACTCCACACCATCTGTCTGAAACATCTTTGTCTTAAAATCATCAGATTGAAGATTATTGAATATGACAGGACTAGCTCTAGCAATAAACTTATCATCTCTGTAGGCATAGCGAATGGTTGATCCAGGAGATGGTACACCAACGGTGAGCAAGATACCTGATTCGGGCTTGACCATGTAGGCTCCAGAGAATGTTAACTCTGCTTCAGTAGCTACCTGGCGTGTCATATTAGATGAACGAACAGTTATACTGTTACTGATTAGATTTTGATTTTCAAGAACAATTACTGACCCTGCACTAGCAATATCTTCTGCTGGTACCCACACCGCAGAACCTTGATTAAAGATAGTCATGGAACGTTTCTGAGATTCAGCCTCCTCGAGCAGAACAGCAGTGAAATATCCAGTACTATTGATTTTGTTTTTCAATTCTCCTAGAGTCCAAGCACCATCTGTTCTGTTCCATCTATCAATCGAGAGAAGTACTGTACCAGCTATGTAATCGCTGTACAATTTACACTTGGTGTCTATGAATTCAATAGCTGGATCAGCAAGAAGTGGAACATCATCTCCATCTACAATAGGCACGATGCTCATTGCATCAATAATGGAAAGACCAAGCTCACGAGTAATACTATTGATTAAACCTTGTTGAGTTGAGTTAGCTCGATTAACAAACACATCCATCAGTCTACGTTTGTAGGCTGGATTACGCTCTCTACGAATTCGAGGTAGAGCCAGCAGAAGACCATGACGATCGAATTCATTAAAAACCAAGTGAGGTTCAGGGGTTGCGGTCGTTCTAACCATCAGTATTTATACCCACCTGTTCATATTCTTCTTTGAAATAGATGATTTTGTTTTCATAATCAATTAACATTATATCTGTATGTAGCCCAATCTCATAGTAGTCAGACCCTGATTTTACCCAAAGTTTTTGGTCTGCATCAAAATCAATACCATCGACAGTACCAGGGACAATGGAACTAAGGTCTAGGACTACTAAAGGTTGTTTATAGTTGACAGAAAAGATTTTTCTATACTGTTGTACCTCTCCGTCTACAAAGGTTGCTTCGAAGACTATGAGATACTCTCCGCGCTGGGTGGTAGTAATAGACACATATTCTTCAATAGACCTGGTTAATTTGACACCATGAGCAATACTTTTTGTAAAATCAGATGTAAATGCTACAGGAGAACCGTCTAGGAGACCATATTTGGTTCCATCTGGTTGTTTATACCAGATACGATAAGTAAGAAGTTCCTTGAGAGGACGTGCGTGCCATGGTACGAACTCTATGTTTTCACCCAGTACGATACGGCTTTCTTCGGTATCTATATGAATATGGGCTCCAGGTGTAGCGTCACGAAGGTCATCCACACCTGACACCATTATATCTTCTAGACTATAGCAATAAATCTTATTGGAGTTAGTAGCTACCCAGATACGGTCTGTATAAGGTTGTACTGTCATGTCCACGCCGCTGACAGTGATATTAATACCACTAACAGGATTATCCGTTTCGTCCAGCAGTTCCCATCTATCTAATGCTACTTTGTCTGAGAAACCAAGAACAAGTTGTTCCCATTCGTCACTACCGTATTCTAGTCTCTCAAGAACAGGAATATTATCGTTATGACCAAGGTCCCAGAACTCATCAATCTTCTTTCTGTTTTCAGAGTATTTGATATTCCAGGGTGAGATATAGGGACCGCCATTAAAGTCGGCAGAGCGTACATCAATTTCAACTTCATCTTCGATATTAAATGTGTGGACTTCTTCAATGAGTTTCCACTCTTTCATTGTGTGTTGCTTTTGATCCCAAGGGAAAACAAGAGTCTCTTCTTCTTTGGTTCCTTTTCTAGTTGTACCCTTGATGAGAACCAGCCCTCGATGAATAAGATTCTCATTGAAAGTCATATACTCGACACCACCAGTTGCTTCAATCCACACCATACCACCAGTGAGATGATGGTCCCATAGACCAGTAACAGTAGTATCGAGTCCATCAAAGATGGTTAGTTCATGGTTTACACCACTAATGACCTGCGTCAAACTGACCCTGTCTGGAATAGAGGTATACCAAAATGATTCAACATTATTGTCTACAGCGTTCACAACAGTATGCCATGTACTATTGAGAAGCCCACTGACTTCAGGAACAAGAGGACAGTCAGAGATAGGATCAAGACTACAAGAGTCAAATGCGAAGTCTTCATCTAGTTTGACACGAAATGTCTGATCGATTTCATCTAGGTTAGCTGTAGTGAGATACTGATTATCACGAACACGAATAAGCTCCTTCTCCATCTTCTCCATGGCTACGGCAGATGCATTGAGAAACTGGTACCCCAGAGACTGGGGGTCTGTGCGAACCCTACTCCATGATGGATAGGTATTAACTAGCTCTTGGGTAACGTCACTCTTTTTGATTTTAGTCACCACCTTTTGAAATATTATCTTCAGCCCAAAGTGGCTGAAGATTAGAATAATGACAAGCTTCAAGTAGTTGTTTTCTATCAGTTAAATCGAAACTAGATAATGGTTTAATGTGGTCAATGTGCCAACCAGTTCTTCCCCAATTATCCCATGTCATACCTGATTGAAACTGAGATTCAAGATATTGTTTTAGTTCAGGGATTAAACATCCAAGATCTGTAACTGCAGAACCTGTCTTATATTGTCCTTTAATTGCTCGATGTAACCGAGAACGTAAATTACAAGTTATGCGAAAATAGATATCTTTCTTTCTCCTATTATTAGAATATTGCTTTGCCTTATTACTAGTCTGTCTGTAAATCTTTTGTGTAGCTAATTTTTTCTTCTTATTGCGAACATAAGATTCTTTGCTAGACTGTAATACATTGCCCCAATTATTCTTTCTCCATGTTTGCTTAATTGCTTTAATTTTTTCTCTATTATTGTTCAGGTATTGTTGTCTATGTAACTGTTTTTCTTCAATAGACATTTTAATAAGCAAAGGATGTGTAGACCTATATTTTGTACGTTGACACTGTTTACAAGATGACGTATAACCGCTGGTTTTTTGTTTATCTTTACTAAACATTTTCAAAGATTTCTGTTCCTTACATTTAGAACACATCTTCAGCTCTTGGGTAACATCGCTCTTTTTCATTATGCAGACCGAAATAGAACCGGAGTGGCTCCTCCATACACATTCTCTATGATAACCCTTTCATCAGTTGCAGCAACATAATCATCTAACAAGCTACTACGAACCTTATTGTCTTCTAGTCTAGAAGGACGGAATATAAATATGTTGTCAAATGGCTTGAGAGTAGTTCCTATTTTCTTGATTAGATCAGAGGTTGTTAGAACCTTTTCAAGCACTTCTTGAAGGATCAACTCTTCCCCAATGTCTAGACTATTCACATAGTTAGTTACGTTGCCAATAGTATTATCAAGAATACTAGTTTCTTCTTCTGTGTTAAGGACCCTACGGTATTGTAATGTTCCTACAATAGAGAATCCCATTTCAACAGGACCACTCACTCGAGGGACCAATCCTCCTGATGTTACTTGAGCTACTGCTACCTGTACTGCAGATATGAGACCTGCTGATACTGTAGGTGTAGTAGACTTAATAAGCATATCGAAGGTCCCGATTCCACGATGGAATGGAAGATAAACAATGTCTGCTACGCCAGGGACTGCTAGTGCAGCCAGTCTTAGAGCTGTGTCATTGGCATACTCTGCTGCTATTACCTGGTTAGCAATTCTGAATCGATAGTTAGTATTAGTTTCAATGTCCCCGCCGTTGGTGATGTCTGCTTCGTTAGTTACCTTCAGAGTTTCATTCAAATAGTCTGTATATCCATTGAAGTCATGATGACGTAACATGCCTTTGCCAACGTTCTGTGCACTTCCTGTACGTACTGCTTGTACTGAAACGTATGCTGAACTAGAGGCTGCTGGTAGTACTGTAGAGATTACTACACGGTAACGAATGCCACCGCCACTTGCTGCTGTACTGATGATAGTACCAGAGGTCAGAGTGATAGATGCTCCACCGTTGATGTCTCCAAACGTTCCAACATCAACAACCATCTTGAGATTACGGTCTAGAGCAGTGACAGCTGCTGGTTGCTCACCCAATTTGGGTAGCCCCATCATGTCTCCAATGAACATCAGCCATTTACCGTCAGCACCATCCAAGAATGCCTGTCCAAAGTTTAAATCGAATGTACTTGACATCCTTCCTAACTTCTTACTCATGGCTTCTATCAAGGCTCTGGTTTTACTACCAGGCGAACTTCTAGTGATGTTGGTGGCATTTATCACATCGTTTAATATGTCACCAAAAATCTGGTCTTTACTTTCAGCAAAAAGTGCCATCACTTACTCCTATTTTTGATACTCTCTTTCATACTTGGATGGAGCCAAAAAGAATACACTATCTTCTAGACTATCGTACAGGAATGTCACAATCAAAGGCTGACCAACAGTCAGCTTGTTAGCAGGTGTAGCCATAGCAGAAACTGTAAGTACTACCATTACTTGGGACACTCCTACTGGAACTATTCTAACTGCTAGGTCTGATGGGTAGACAAGGCCAGCAGCAATGATTCTAGACTCGATACGTTCCTTTAGTGCTTGACCTACTTCTCTAGTATTAGGTTCACCTCGAAACTCTGAGATGTTAGTTGCGATATTAGGATGAAGTTCCCAATCATCAAACTCAGACCTGAGTATTGTATGTAGCTCGTTCCTGAGAGACTGAATCAGGTCGTCACTGGTATCTCTCAAATCTCCATCGTCTCCAAGAATGTAGTCCCCGTCCCAGGTCCAAGAACAATCTATGCTGTCATACAATGCCATATGGATTCTCACTATTCAATATATTATAGATTGTTTGTTTAACAACATGGTAATCTTTAGCAATCTTTATGACAGGAATTCCCATTTTATAATCTGTTCGAATTTCTTGCTTATCTATTTCTAATATCTTTGTATTATGATTTAAATCACCTATTCTTTTTTTGCCTGCTGCTGATATTTTTTGTCTAGCTTCTTTCGAATGTGTTTTTCCATACATTGAATTTCCTTTGCCCGTTCTTTGCTTAGACCATATTTCCCTAGTTGAATCAGATGGTTTATAATTTTTCATTCGTTCTTTAGTAGCTAATCCAATTTTAAGTTTTACTTCTGGAAGTTGCGAAGGGTTAAAATCACCTCCAGGAGTACAATTATATCCATTTTTAAAGGAATCGAATTTTTCTATCCAAAACACCTCTTTGTCGTTTAATTCAGAAATCTCTACAGAATCTATTATTGTCCATCTTAATTGATCTTCATATCGTCTAATAGCTCTACAAAAAGGTAATCTATAAGCATTTGATTTTAAATTGAACGCCACACTTAAGTGGCGACGTTTTCTGTGATCTAAATTAAAAATTGTTTGACCAACATAAACTTTTCCAGATGGAGAAGTCACCTTATAAATTATTCCATAATTAGCGATTTACTCTTCCTCCTTCTTACTAGCAAGTGCAGCGCCTACAGCAGCACCACCTGCTAAGGCTAGCAAGAATGGCATGTCTTTGAGGATGCCCATTATGAAACCCAGAGGTGGAAAGGGAATCTGATTTGGCATAGGAGTAACTAGTGTGGTTGGGATCATCTGTGTAATATCATTCATCTTTACAAAAAGTCCACCATTCCTGATATTCTCTGACGATGTATTTAGAACAATGGATGAACCAGAGATAACAGTGCCGTTAGGAGTTGCAGAGACATAGTTCTTACTGTCTGCGATGAGCATGGCCTTCTTCTCAGTTACCATTACACCTGCTTGAGCGTCCTGCACAGCAGTCCAAATCTTTACGTGTTTCTTATCTCCTGCCATATTTGTCTCCTAAAAATTGACTCCACCTGTGAATATATCGTGCGGTCCTGTAGCAAGCTCATTGGACCTAGCCTGTTGAGAGCCAGATTTGAACTCCTCTATTGTAACATCCGTGATAACTTCAGCAACACTTTCTGACCCAGGAGCGTTCTTTCCTCGCCAAAAGACACGTACTCCAAGGCCCTTCCTGAGTGAACCAAAAAGAATGTGAATGATCTTAAGGGGTTGGATGAGAGGAATCCAGATTCCTTCCTTGGTTCCTGGAGATGTAGCTCCAAGTCTGACAGGTTGCCCACCTCGGCTAGTGATATCAATCTTCACCCTATTGGTCTCTTCATCCACCTTAGCTATAACACCATAGTCTAATCTCAGTTGTTCGTCGGCAGGTGCACCTGCTTGCTGTCGATTAGTCTTCGCGCTCTTTGCTATCGGATTGGTATCAAGAGGCTTTGAACCTTGAACTCCTGCGAACTGTTGTGCTGGTCCTGACATTATTTTGCATTTCCCTTAAAACTATCTTCCAAGCTACCTTGAGTCTTCTTGTACCAATTATTAGGTCTCATATCTTCGTACATATCATTCAACAGCAGGCCAGCGCCATCTTCAGCTTCTTTGACCCACTGTTTAATACCTTGTAAGAAGGTACCACCTGTTCTCTTGATAGGCAATGCGCCGACCATAGCGTTACCATGTTTGACCAGAGGGCTATATCTAAATGGGTGAGCTAGCTGACTACGAGTGATGAGCTTCTTAAAGATGAAGCTTCCAAGCAATCCGAATGCACTTTCCCCATTCTGACCTGTACTGTTCGCTGTGCTGTTAAAAAACATATTGGCAATAGGAGAGAAGGCAAAATCGAACACAATAGCAGCTGTTCCAACTGCACCTGCAGCTATACCAACTGCACCTGCAGCAAGTACAGCTGTCCCTGCTACCCCTGCAACTACTGAGCCTGCAGCAAGCGAACCAGCTGCAACCTGCGCAGTAGTGCTACTAAGAGTAGATCCCAGACTCTGTAGGTCCATCTTACGCAGTGCTGCTTCTGCAACCAAGCCCATCGCATCACCGCTACTCATTGTAGTATGCTGGTTCACGTGGACAACCATGTCTGGTGTAACCTCAGTAACAAATCCAGTCTGTTGTGAGAATGAATGAACTACTTGTTCAACTTCGATTGGACCATACATGTCAGTATATTCATCAAAGATGTAGACAATGTCGTACGGCTTAATCTTCGGATTGCCAATCATCACCAGTGAGCCACGATAACTCTCTTTGAGAGAGTAAAAGAGAAGCCCAACAGCATACAACTTAGCCATTTCATACCCTACACAATTTGGATACTGAGCAAAGAGTTCCTTCACCTCTTCGTCTTGTACTGCTGCATCACACTTGAGGGTGAACGTTTCCAGGTCACCAAACGTAAGCTGCCTAGAAGCATCATCCACTTCAGCATTATCGTCTCCATATTGTAATGTAACAGTATTAAAGACATTGCTAGATGACTCGATATTGTTCATCAGGATATGTTGGGTACTGGTAGCTACATGGTAACTCCTGAATGGTTTAATGAAACCCTGGTCTAGAGCAAATGATTTAACCTTACCCTTCAACCAAAACTCTCTAGCCTTCTTGATAGAATCATCATCATTACTCTCTAGATCTTTTTTAACATTTTCTGCTTCTGGAGTCTTAGATGGATCAGAAGCCTCCTCTATACTAGACCTATTATTCTCTAGAGCCTTATTTGAATCTTTAACAAATTGCTTTATTCCATGAATGGCTGTAGTTTCTTTATGCGTTGGATCTCGCGCGAAATATAGTTGGTCAGGTACACCAAAGAACATTGTTTGTCTTGGTCCAAAAAGTCCTTGATAAGGTACAGCATAGGCTACGTAGGATGGGTGGCGAAGAGTCATCTCTTGGAAGACATGCCAGATGGTCCTCTGATAGAGAGAGTACTTAGCTGTTGAGTCGAAGAGACCAAGGATTCCGCGTCCCGTTGGTGCAAAGATGTTGTCATCCATTGGGGTTGGATTGAACTTCCAGCTGCTTTTTAATACTCCACGAACTGTATTCTTAGCAGCACCACCTTCCCAACGACCAAAGTGAACGACTTCAGGAAAAGACATAAGCTGCTCGAGGAGTGGACCAGTACGACCATCATCATCAAGGAATCCACCAAATGTCTTAACCTTGCCATGAGTATTCTGAACTAGTTCGATACCAAAGCTCTGACAGGTAATCTGTACCAAGTCATCGCATTCAGTAAACTGTACGTCTGTGATTACACCGTTGAAGACAGGCTCTAACTCATCAGGATGATTGTTGTACCCTAGACGCAGCTGCATCTGAATACCAGGTTGGAGCATCAGTGACTGAATAGGATTCTCAGCTGTTGTATTAGTCTTCTGAAGATGATGTGCATCCTCTCCTGACGCACCGCCTTCATAATTTGCAGTCGTGGCTAGATCCTTTTCGTATCCATCAGGGTCGGTTGATGTCTTATTTCTGAATCTTCTGTTGGATAGCACACCGGATACATTCGTTAGAGTAATCATCGCTAGATCAGCTGCTATCTTGCGACTTCTAATCACCTTGAGACTTTCCACTGAGCTGTACTGGAAGAAATCATCAAAGCTAAACCTTCTTCGCTCACCCATATCTGACTCGATAAAGAAGAGTTTAAAGGTTGGATATGCACGCATGAGAGAATATCCTTGTCCGCTATGCAGATCCTTCTCGAGCTGCTCAACACTCTTAGTGAACATTGATTCATTGTCAGGGTTAAGACCCTGTTTTGGACCTTGAGATTTATAAGGAGGTCTTGCTGCATTGACAGACAAGAGACTTCCAAGACCAGGTACCAAGAGTGGGTCAACGGGAGTTCCATTTCTTCTTACTTCAAAATGAAGATGTGGTCCTGTACTACCTCCAGTAGAACCGATAGAACCAATATTTTGACCCATAGTTATGGGGTATGCGCCGATGGCATGGTAGGCTAAAGAGATCTCTTCAAACTTAGAGTCCCAAAGCATGTGTGCATATCTTGTAGACACACCATTGCTGTGCTTAATAATAATCCAATTGCCATAACCTTTTGTAGATGGCTCTGAACTCTCTTTGTTGATTCTTGTAATCTCACCATCAGCTACAGCATAAACAGGTGTCCCAGACTTACCTTTCAAGTCTTGACCTGAGTGTTCTCTCATCTCTTTGTAGATTGGATGGAACTTAAGTCCAAAGCCTCGCGAGCTTAACTGTTGACCTGGTGGTCCAGGTGCAACAAAAGTGGGATCTTCATTTGGATCGAATCGTTGTTGAGGCAAGACAGACGACTCACCTTTCATGGCGATCGAATCAGCATTAAAGAAATGTTGGCACTGACCATGATAATCAGCATCTGGTTTCAAAGAAACATTAGCACCGCGCTCACGAAGCGTCATTGCCCCAGGCATTCTTTTAGTGCTTGTTAAGTCACTAACAGATGTTAATTTATTAACAGATTCTGTAGATATCTCTACAAGCGAAACAGGCTCTGACATAATAAAACATGTAAGTCCTCTAGAACCTTCTGTTGCCAGAGTGTTAATATGAAATGCCTTATTCGTAGATTCTAATTGCCGTGCTGCAGCTTCTTCAACACCTTCCTTCTTCCAAAAGGGATCGAACATGGCATCTCTGCTATCAGCAGTAATCTGTTTTGCTAGTTCATCTCCAAGAATATTCTTTTCATATTGCTCTTTTATCCAAGTAGTTTCTGAAGCTGCTTGATTACCAGACTTTGAATTACCCTGATTCTCAAGAATAATTCTTACAGCTTTGTCTTGAACCTTCCAGGGGATAATAGTTTCAATATCATCTGTAAGACGATTGTACATATAGAAGTCAGGCTGGATAAGAAGATCTAGGCTAGCATAACGAAGACCAAAATTACCACTGTTCTTAGCATCCTTCAATTCCTTAGCTGCCTGCTTCATAGCATCACTTCCTTCGTTTTCAAGCAAGTTAGCTACTTGTCTAAGAGGAAAGTCAGGATAGCAGCCAGTTGAGAAGTTGGATGCAGCTTGAGCATCCATGGCACCACGTACTAGTTCAAATTGTTTTAATTCGAGATGGCCTCCATAAATGATACGATCAAGGAACTTACTACTCCAGTTGATCCAGTCTTGCATAAAGTCTTCTATAAATTCATTAATATCAGCTTCAGTTGCATTCTCTTTTATATCAGAGCCCACTCCCTGAGTAGTAAAAAAGTCTGTTGTTTCAGTGAATCTGATTTGTTTTTTACTCTGCTTTAAAATCTTGTAGATGTCAGCTTGCAATTTGGTTGTCCCAGGTGAATCATCGTTAGTGAGAGAAAAGAAGCCTTGCATGTTTTTGGAAATATAAGGAGTACTTGTTTGCTGCAATCCCTTAACTAACTTAGCCCATAAGAAACCCAGGCGTCGACCGTATTGCAAACATAATGTTTGGAAGTTTACATCTCTAGGATTCGATGTATTTTTACCAGATGGAGTATATACGTAGAACCCTGTAATCAACTTGTTTCCTTGTAAGACAATAGGACGATCTTTGCCATCTACTTGATCAAACTCTTCGTTAATTTGTTTATCGATTGCAAGGGACTCTTCTAGAGTCTCGTTATCCTTATGTGTATTGAGAGATAGAGCAAGAAGAGAATTTTCATAGCTTTGAACTTTTACTTCGTCAGTCCCAATTGTACCCTCATCGATTACATCGTCATCCAACGTCAAATTTTTGAGCATGATATCTGAGATCATGTTTCTAATGTCTTGAGTTGTAGAGAATGCATTAGCAGGAGTTATTGCCTCTGCTGTCTTAGTGTCGAGAGGATTGTCGATCAGAGTCAACACAGCCTGATATGTACCTGGTTGTCCAGGAACAGTCTGAGATGAATAGTTGATTGGAATGAATTCGTGGAGACCACACAAGTTGACTAGGTCATTCACTACACCCATATTGCGGTGCCCCTGAGGAACCATTCTGAACTTCATTGCCTGGTCTTCAACGAGAGAGTAGAGATTGCTCAGAGCCTGGAGAGCCGCTTCACTTGTTGTCATGATTGACAATGTGACTACTGCATCTATGCTACCGATGTGCTGATAGGTTGGATAAGCATGACCAATCAAGGGTAGCTCTGCGAGAATGTTTTCGAAACTAATGCTCAGTCCAGTGACAATGAGGCCGGTAGCAGACATGTCCAATACCTGCTTCTTCTCTACCATGATGATATCATTTGATTCAAATTTCGCGTTACTTTGATTAGATGCTGACATGTTAGTCTTATGTCTAATCATACCAGCTGGAGTTACTACAGGAGAAAAGCCTACAATTTCCGCATACCTAGTAGCAGAGATAGGATCTATAGATTTATCAATAAGAGTTACTATGTCAGATGTTGTTAAAGGTATCTGAGAAGTAGTGTCACCAAACAATTCTTCAACAGCAGCATCACCGTCATTCCCCAGTTGCTGCCTCAAACTATATTTGAAAGCATTGGCATCTATCATATCAAATGATGGTTTTATCATCTCATCTCTAAGCACACGCAATATTGCAACTTCTTTCTCAAGCTTATTAAATCGTTCCACAGAGCAAGAGGCATACTGGGTGTAGGACAGCTTGGTATCACTGTTCAGATTTACGTATCCATTAGTTCCACCTGCGTACTGATTGCGTTCCTGCTCTGCCCAATACATGAGCTTCCAGGGATTGGACTGCCTAGGGTCTTTGACAGAGATAGACGAGAACATGTCCTGCTTGTATGACCAGTCTCTCAGGAATGGGAAGTAGTTGAACCAGGCAAATGACATAACAACCTCAACCGTGTTGGTGGAGGTATTGTCCTTGAGGACTTGGAGTTGTCTCAAAGCAAGAGCCATGGACGGGGTGGGTGACCCACTGAGTACCATATTGCGGAGATACCGATTCTCAACGTAGCAGAATGGAGTAACTCTGAACTGAGACACTAGGTCTCTGAGCTGATGGAATCCGTTAGCTACACTGTCTCTTGCTCTTACAACATTGGCTGTAGAGAACGTAGCTCTAACCTGGATTGAAATGGAAGAGAATCCGGAGTTGCTCTTGATGGACGAATTTGTACGTAAGGTCTGCCACTGATGGACCGTTGACTGTTTTTCCACAGAAATGTGCTGTGGTGGGACGTTGAGAACAACGTCGTTGAGTTGAAAGAAACCAGAATCACTACCCATTATTTACCTTTATAACAGTTTACCAGCAACCTCATGTGGATGCAATCGGGATCTACTATCCCTCAAGTTTACACTAGTATTACCATTCATACCACCTAAGGAAGAGCTGATTGAAGATGCATTTGCATTAGCTGGAAGCCGTGCTGACACCCTCATACTTGTCTGTGGTTGATTCAGTGCCATCCTAACTGTCTGGTTTCTCACCATTTGTGGAGCTGTAGGTCTACCTACAGACTGACCAGGCGGGTGAACTGCCTCTGGAGTCATTCTACCTGACGCTTTACCTCTGTTCATATTTAGTCTAGCAGGAGGAATCCCGGCGCCTCCTGGTCCTACCAACTGTGGAGGAGAAGACAACACTGATGCCAGAGCAATAGACCCTGCAAAACCAAGACCAATTGCCTTGTGATGACGAATCATCCCTCGACCCAATGCACCTAGCTTGTTACTTGCTGAAGAAGCAGCTGCAGCTACCTTGTTCATCATTCCAGGAGCGTCTTGAGCACCTTCACGGAAAGCACTCTTGGCTGCCATCTCTGCAATCTGTCCCATCTTAGCTCTACCAGAGCGACCAGCTTGGAGCTTCCTCATAGCTGTTGCACCAGTAGCATCTGATTCCTGGAGGACACGCATCAGTTCTTTGCTACCTGCGGCGATGTTAACACCACTGATCTCTGTGCTTACCTTGGTTCCTAATGTTCTAGAAAGCTCTTTAGCACTGGCCTGGTCCAGGAACACGTTCCCAGTCAACATAGCCTTAGCTGTCGCGTCATCTTTCACAATGGATGCAACGTTAGCCTGCAATCTAGTAGCCTCTCTGTTCTGCATAGAAGATGTAATACTCTGCATGAGAGACTGGAGACCACCGCCTGCAGCTTCCTCAGCACGCATATGCTTGGCAGAGATTGGAGTCTGCTCCAACCACTCAAGAAGGAAACGTGCATCCGCTGCTGCCTGACCCTGTCCGAAAGAAGAGAGAGCTTGTTTAGCAGATGACATCTCAAGAGAGAGTGGAGCAATCCACCTATTACCAACGCTCAGCTTTTCTACTTCAGCAGCCATCTGTGCTACGTTTGGAAGAGCTTTACCTCCTCGAGCCTTACCTGCCTTGAACAGCTGCATTCTGACCTGATGCTGTGCATATCTACCAGCGAACTCACTATTGTCAGCAAGTAATTTAGTTCGAATCTGTTGTTCGTTTCTAGGACTTACCATTGCAAGAGCAAACGAGTCAGCATCCTTGTCACCAGCTAGACCAACAAGAGGTCCTAGTGTCAGAGATTTCTCTGTCATTGGACCACCAGTCATGGAATACTTAATACTTCTTTTAATCTCAGGAATAACAATCAAGTCATCAGCACCCTTCACCATTTTCATCTGGACAGGCTGCATAGAGAACTCGCCAATGAATGGGTGACGAGCAAGCATTCCACCTACCGCACCACCTGCTTCGAAACGTTGGAGCATCTTACTCATATCTTTCTTACCATACAATCCAGATGAAGACATCTCTTCCCACATATTCCGGAACTGACCTGTTGTAATTCCTACCGTTTTAGTATTTCTAATTGCAGTTCCAGGGTCTTCCATGGATGAAACACCACGTAAGAAACGAGAACCTAACATCTTTCCTCGAGCTAGACCCCCTATACCTTTACCTGCAGGAGCAAAGTCTTTTGCAAGAACTCTAGCTGTACCCGTCACCTCTTTTTGGAATTGTTTAGATGTAATTTCACCTTCAGATAACTGACCAGCCTTGTAGGCTAAATCATGATAAGCATCACTTACGTTACCTGTAACATTGGCTCCACTTGGAGTTTCAAATGGACGCATAGCCTGCATTACATCTGCACCAGGAACATAGATATCAGCTGTATTCTTAGCTCGAAGAATACCTCCACCTGCTTCAATAAACTTTTGAAAGTCGTCTCCGTACTGAAAAACGTTTTTACCAGCCATGTTGACAGACCCACCAGTTAGAGTTGATAGTGTCTTTCCTATTTCTGTATGAGCAATTGCAGTTTCAGGGCTGGTTATGTTTAGTCTAGTCAAAAAATCATCGCTGATATCCGCGCCAGTACTGCCAAAGGCTCCACCTTCGAGGATGTTGAATGCCCGAGCCTCGAGAGAGCCCATGACACCAGACTCTAGTCTTGGACCACCATAAGCCAGTTCTGCCAAACCACCGGCAGTACCACCCATAGTCATAGCCAACGCCATATTGCTGGAAGCACCTGCACCTATAGCCAGCTTGGCTGCACTCTCTGCACTACCTAAGACATGAGGAACAGCTCCAAATACGCTACCAAACTGCTTGGCAGATAGATTCTCTTCCACAGCAGCAGACATCGTTCGACTTAACCACTCATCATGTGACGCTGTCTCTTGTGCCCATCTATTCTTAGCAATTCTACTCCAGTTAGACTTGGTCATCTCCTCAAGAGAAGAAATGATCTGAGCCTTGTGAAGACTCTTATTCTTTTTCAACTCATCCATGTTGAGTAGTAGGTCAGTGTCGACTCCAAGGCTCTTGAACAAAGCATCCTCTCTCATCAACAGGTCAGCCTTTGCACCATGGAAGACCTTATCTCCATGTCTCAGCTGATGACGCAGAGTGTATTCAATCTGAGCAGCATCTCCCATTGGACGGACACCCGTAATGGTAGCACCCTTAGGAACGGTGAAGACCTTACCGGCTGCGGTCTGACCTAAAACTTCGCCTTCTTTAAGACTCCTAAAATTCTCAATGTCCAATCTAGCTGACATAAGCTTTACCGACTTGGATTCTTCGAATGCTATTTGCTCTGCACGTGAGCGACGGATGATACCTTCACCTTCACCCATAGACATGTCTTCCAACATAGAGCTGTAGATATCAGGATTGATGTATGTAGTTCTGAGCTTTGGTAGAGCTACGTTGTCATAGGCTACCATAGAATTTACCATCTCTCCTGCTCTAAACTTCTGTCCAGTCTTAGACTGACCTAGATTTTCGAGGGTTTCTTTGGTAGCCTGGAATTCTCTGAATCTTTGTTCTGGTCTACGACTGTAGTCTACAGGACCAATACCGAATCGTTCCCAGTCCACTGTGCTCAGACGCCCAGCAGCTAGACCCTTTGGACCAATACCACCAGTCAGTCCCATTGCTCTGCCTTCTTCTGATTGCATTACTTTGGAGACTTCAGCAGCAGTTGGTTCACGGAAGCCAGGACGATACTCAGCACCATAGTGTTTGGCATCGCTCTCCATTACTACTTGGACACCCATGCCACGAAGAGCCTCTCTCTGAGCTTGAGCTGCAGTCATGTTGTGAGCCTGTAAGTTAGGAGTAACCTCAAGCTCTCCAAATACTTTAGCTTTCAGCTGATTGATAGCCTTATTTACCTCATACTCAGTTTGGAGACGTCCACCGATATGAGGAGCAATAGACTTCTGCATCTCTTTCAAAAAGAATTCAGTACGATTCATACGAGTCATTCCACCACCAGAGCCCATATGTAGAATGTCTGGAGCAATGTGCCTAGTCTGAAGATCAGATCCTGTCAGCATCATTCCACCTTTGATTTGAGGAAGAGAGATTTCGAATTCACCAATCTTATGACTGAAGGTTGCTTTCCAAACTCCAAATCCACTATCAACATCTGGTCTAGTAATACCATAGAGAGAATGACCTCTACGAGATGGAGTCTGTACTCCCATCACCTCGGCTATACCCTGTATACCAGCCTTGAATGAAGCTGGACCTTTGTCCATATACATAGGTCGACGCGGAGCAAACAGTTCAGATGCTGCTTCAAATTTGGGTAATGTACCAGTAATGGCCATCTGACTTGATAGTTTGGCAGAGATACTTTGGAACTTGTTCCATACTCTGTTCATTGCAAAGGATTCATTAGAGGTAATGGTTTGAGTGATGGCAGAACGTACTTCTGCAGACGACATACGATCGAGGCCTTCTGTATATCCAAACATTCTGCCTTGAGTAAAAGGGTCTACAGTATTGGAAGCCATTTCCCATGCTTGTTTAGACAAGTCTCCTGGCTGATTGTTCATAAAGCTAGAGACATCTTTCATGGTTGGAATACGTGGACCCTTCTTGGATGCCAATTTGTGCATCGCTTGGTCAAGACCAGCTTCAACAGGTTGTTTGAGAGAACCGTCAGCTGCTACACCCTTCATAGCCAGGGTGACACCTACAGCTAGAGGGGTGGCTGCAATACCAGCTTTGAGAAAACTACCTGTACTTCGTTCCGGAAATTGCGAACCTTTCTTTTCTTCGGCCATTACATTAGTTCCTTAAGCATACTGTCTATATCTACTTCCTGTTCTAGGTCTATTGAATTAGAAGCTCCACCACCCCAAGAGGTTCTCATGAATACATCAGGACGAATCCTATCTGCTAGCATAACATTATTTACACGACTTCTCATCTCTCTTTCAGACATCTGTTCTGGCTCTTGAATTGGAGCAATAGCCTCATCGTCGATGTATGGTTTATTAGCAAGTGCTCTTGCCCTACTTGGCCACAGGTCATATTCGTGCATGTCGGAATTATGCACTAGTCCACAATCTGTTAGATACCAATGAGGTTTTTCTACATGTAAATCATATACATAACCTTTATAATATTCTTTTCGAATATTTTTTATTCCAATCCAAAAATATCTTTTCCAAGTATAATTTCTTGTTATAAAATTAAATTGCTCTTCTTTTCTTCCAATCCTTATTCTATAAGAATTATTGTTGCTCCATTTATTATTGTTTCTAACAGTTTGAAATCTAGGTTTATATCCCAGACTAGATAGAATATACCAACTTTGCTTTGCGAGCTTATTAGAAGATGTTCCAAATACAAATTCCTTATCGGTTTTCCATCCATCTCCTTCTTGCCATCCATGTAAAAAATCGAGAAGAAAATTAATTGGCATATCTAAAATAGTTTGACTAAGTTCTTTATTTAAACTTCCTCTACCCATTAATGCAACAAATAGCTCAGCAACAGGTCTTGAGAAAAAGCTTACAACTATTGAATTTTTCTTAGGATATTTCTTTATTTTAGGATTACCTCCAAAATGTTTTTTTAGAATTTCGACTATTTGTATTGCAATATGTTCTTCTTTTACAAGATTTAATGAGAATGTAATTTGTTTTAACTTTTCTTTAACAGTATTTGTTCCACCTTCTGCAAGCCACCATCCCATAACATACGCTAAATCAGAAGTTAGTTTAACCTCTATTGGCCAATTGTATTTATCACGAGAGGACTGTGATAATTTTAATATCTGTGTAGTTTCATTAAAATTAATAGATGGAAATGCTAGACGATACCATTTTTTTAAATTTCCTGCACATCCATATTTTGTCTTATGATTACGTAACTGATATGGTAATATATGATTTGGGGTTATTTGAATATCTTCAAAAGGTGAGCCAGTTAAATGAATATTTAATACATCTCCACAATATTTAGTCTTTTTTGTATTAAGAACTTGAATTTGTTTACCTTCTTCACCCATAATAAAATCTCCTGTACAAATGTTTTGAATCATAGTCGTATCTATACAATCCAAATGTATCATAGTATCAGGAAGCAAACAACCCATGGTTTGAACTAGCTTGAGTTTAACGTCCTCAAGGTCTACCGATGGGTGCCAACCTACCCAGTCAGATCCAGGAAGAGGTGTACCAGCTAGTAGCTTGGTACGTCGGTACCAGTCACCGTAGTTCTCACCTGGAGATTTCGTCTTCAGATACTCTGCATACAACTCCTTACTGGATGGCATTCCTTCGTTCTCAGCTTCAGCATCTATCTGGGCAATCATGAGGTCAGCTTCATTAGCCTGATTCTCAGACAACAATCCAGCCTTGAGGGCAGTCTCTGCATCTTGCTTAAACTGCATTTTCCATCTGGCCGTATACATAGCCTTCTCGTTCTCTGGAACAAGGTCTAATATCTTCGATCTCTCGTCTGCTGAATCAGCAGCAGCGAAGGCATTGAAGTAGTCCCTCTCTGTTCTAGGGAGAGCACGGAATATACTGCTATAGTTTTGAGTGAAAGGATTGATCCCGAATAGGGTCTCATGCTTTCCTCTTTCAAATTCTGTTGTTGCTTTTGCATCTCCGTGGAACCTTGCAAGGTTAGCTAGGCGAGACTGTTTCACATACTTGAGGGTGTCGAAGTACTGCTCGACGCCTCTCCTTTCCTTGAGGTGACTTGGAATACCTTCGAATCCAAAAGCTACTCCAGCCTTGGTAAGTGCTGGACGGATGAAGTCTCTCATAGGATGAGACCAGAATGCGTTCTCTGTACCATGAACCTGGGTGGTTTGATAATCCTCGATAGCTGTTCTCTGATGAACTAGCTTGGCACCTGGAGAGACGGGTGTCATTACATCGAGTGCTGTCTCTGCATTGTGAGAAAGGGCTTCCCAATAGCCACCGAATAGTCTAGTGAATACACCTGGCTTTGTTTCACCAGCTGCTTTCATCTCATTCAGCTGGGCCATGAGACCAGTAGACTCTTCTGCGTATGTTTGAGAGTCGCCGAATATATCACCCATTGGAGACAGATACTTGTACTCTTCGAACTCCTTCTTGATCTGACGTTGCTTTATCTGCTCAGAGGTACTGGAGAGAATGTTCTCTTCATACTCACTCCACTCACCTGCGCTACGTGCAGCAAGAACCTGTTGCTTAGTGCGACCAAACTTGCTAGAGTGAGGAGCGATATCTGCAAGTACCTTATATTTGTGGATAAGAGGGTAATCTTCTGCAGAGAGGCCTTCCAATTCAGGGAATCGTGCCTCGTATCCTCTACCTGGCAACCTGAGTTCACCCTCCGGAATCTTGGTGTAGGGGTCGCCATGCAAGAAATCGGGCGATCTCTCACCAGGTCCTGGCATCCATTCAGGCATCGTATTTCTAATCGGATTGTACAGAGGAATCTGGCGCCTTCTATGTGGATAGAGACGTCTTACAGCTTCAGTAGTACCCATACCACCGCCGATCTCAAGGTCCCAATAGGATCTCTCAATACCGTAGGCTCTACGTGCAGACTCGAGTTGAGCTACCTGGTCATATAGGTCAGGAGTACCAGTCAGTGCTTCCTTAATGGATGTCATGGCAAAGCCGGGCAGACCCATCATTTCTGTTAGTCTATATCCCTGCTCACCAATCATAGCCTTCGTACTACCTGGAGAGATAGGCATAGCACCTGGAGCTTCACCAATCTCTGTAGCTATACGCTCACCATATCCAGGAGCCATGACCTTGACGCCACCTGATCCCATCCATTCATCTGCATGCATCAAAACCTGAGGCTTGATAAGACTACCGAATGTGTTGGCTAGGAGAGGACCTATGAAGGGAACATCTTCGAATGGAAGAGAAGAAATTGGGTATGGTCTATCCTCATAGTGCTCTTCTTCGAGGTCATATGTAAATTCTTTCCTCCACCATTGTTGAAGTGGGGTAGGAGATTTGTCACCCCAGATGCCAGCTTCCTTAGCATCCATCTGCATCCTTGCATACCAGTGAGGTCGGTAATGAGATACACGATTTCCTTCCCATGCAGATCTTCCAAACTCCCACCATCGACCCTTGCGGACTTCCACTTCTTTCTGTCCAGAATAGAGAGCAGCTAGTTCATCAGGTCGTTCACCTGGAATCAAAGCACCAGGAATAAATGGAGCAACCAGTGCTGCACCAATAGCACTAGCAGCAAGAGCACCAAGTTTAACAGGAGTCATCTTACCAAGGAATTTATAACTCAACTTTCCTTCCATGTCTGGACTGGCCATAGCTCGAACAAATCCACCCAGCATACCAGGCTTGGCATAGAGACCTTCTGAGGAGCCAATGAGCTGACCCATCCTCCCCATCAATCCTTCTTCACCCCACTTGGCAATCTTCTCAGAAGCTGCAGTACGAGCTGCAGCTGCACCCATACCCTTTCTCTGAAATTTGAACATTGCTCTGACTTGGGCTGCGTACCCTACACCGGCACCACCAAGTGCTCCCATTAGAGGAAAGGCTAGAAGTCTTGACATGTCTGTACTACCTGGAGCCAGTGCTTCCTGACCTTCACGATAGGAAGATAATCCAGTCGCTTCTGCTACATTGGCAGCTGCCATATTGGCAGTAGTCAGTCCAGCGGCAAGCATGCCTGTGATACCTTCACCAGCTACTGACCCTTCCAGTGTATCAAAACTCTCTAGCGCATAGTCTATAGACTTGTAACCTAAACCAATAGCTCCAGCCATGGCGCCATATTTCATGGCTAGACTGCCCATCATTCTCATACCACCAGCAGAAGGAACAGCGAACTGAAGTTTGAATCCAAAATTCTTTTCTAGAAATTCCTGTCCTGCACCAAAGACAGTAGAGAAAGGTTGCATTTCAAATGGAGCCTCAAGTAGACGATTGAAACGAGAGACTAGTTCAGTACCCCAGCCACCTGCCTGTCGTAGGACATGTTGGGTCCTACTCTTTCCACCAGTGATTTGACGATGAAACATTCCACCTGTCTCTTCAACTGTATCGCCAAATAATCGTGCATCAGTAGCAGAGATATCACCTTGCTGACGTAGTACATTACCCATAGACCTGGCATATCCAGAACCAAGATGTTTACCTGCAATGTATCCAGACTCGTCACCAACCTTGGTAGCAACAGGAGATATCATAGCAGAAGCATATTTGAGAGCTAAGTCACCACCACCGTAGAACAGCTGTCCACCCTTGAGAGTTACACCCTCTCGTAGAATCTTTTGATGTACAGGTACATCTGTAGCTGTCTCTCCAATGAGAGTGGCTAGATAGTTAGCATAGCCAGCATTAATCTTGTCTGGAGCAACATGGAAGCCAGCCTTAGCTTGAGAGCTGAATTGAGAAAAGAATGTTGAAGTCTGAAATGTACGGAAGATGCCACCAGGAGAATATTCTTCGATGGCACGCATACCTTTGACATAACTGTCCCAAACGTTGCCTGTCTTGGTAGGAATGAATCCACTAGCAAAGGCTCCAGCAGTAGTCCCTAATGCTAGGAGTCCAGTTCCGCGATCTTCGTAGAATGGAGTGGCTGGACGACCAGTCCAGAGTTCAGGCTGTTTGCCTCTGGCTGAACCTGAGTAACCCTTGCCACCATCGAATGTTGGGTAGATTGGCATTATCTACGTCGTCGAGCAGCTTGCTTAGCCTTCCTTTTCCTGGCATCCTCACGAACCTTGAGCAATTTTGGTAACTCTGCTTTTGCAGCAGCAACAGTTTGTCTGTGTGTCTCAAGATTCTTAAGTCTATTTTGTTCCATTCTAGCTTCTGCAGCTACCTTACGTTCCTCCGGTGTCTTGATTTTCAGCTCACCATCTTGAATCTGTTTAAAATACTCAGAATAGAACTGAGCTGTCTTATCGGTTGATTTTTGATGAATAGCAGTTTCTTTGTCATGACCATCCATCACACCCATATGTTCTATCATATCAGATCTCTTAATGATTGTTTGCTCTTGAGTTTTGTCTGGCACAGAAGGAGGACGAGGATGACTGATAATCTTTTCACGACCAGCCTTCTTGATCGAATCGGGGATTTGCATACCCTGCTGTTCATAGAATTTATTAATCATCTGTTTGTTTTCTTGCAGACGTTCACCTTGATCAGCTTGTTGTTCAGGAACAATCTCAGAGAAGTTCAGAGGTTCTGTAAGGAAACCAGATTTGAGCATCTTTGATTCTGCCTGAGCTGCACGAAACATCATGTCACTGTAGGACATGGCTTCAACGTCTTCTGGTTTATACGCAGGGAACGCAGTACAGATGAACATGACTAGATCGTTCAATGCTTCACCAGCCTTGGTACGATTGTAGTCTAGAACTAGATTCAGTTCTTCAGTGGAGTTTGGCCCGGAATAGGCCATTATTGTGGCAGACACTGTGGTTACAATGCCCGCCTTTAGGTTACCAATCTTGTCTACTAGGACCTTGTCAAGAACACACTTACAGAAGATCTCGTCTTCAATAAATGCTATTGGATGCTGCCCTGTTTGAAACAGTGAACTGTACTTTAGATACTCTGCAACAGAAAGAGGTTTCCATGGAATATCTTGGCCAGAAGGTAGCTGTGTGACATAAACATCACCGTGCTGCCTTCTAAGATAGAGAAGTTGGTCCATAGCATCATTTCTCTTTTTTAGAAAAATTTCTATTTTTCTGAGCAAGTCTACGAGCTTCGGACCAAGGAATTCCTTTATGAGCTATTGATAATTTTTCTTTACGTTCAATTGAAAATTGGACTCCTTTATTTCCAAAACCATTCTTATTATTTTTTAATGCGACCGAAATTTTCTGTTTAGTTTTGTCAGAAAGTTTTCTTCCACTTAACCCTTTCGATATTTTCTTTTTTGTTTCTTTAGAAACTGGTGCTCTACTTTCCCAAGATTTAGACATCCGTTTTTTTGTTTCTTCAGAATGTTTCTTTCCATAAAAAGGATGATTTTTTCCTTTTCTTGCTTCAGACATTCTTCTTTTAGATTCTTCAGAATGCTCTCTATTTTTATGTCCACCTGAATCTAAATTGTATCCATTTGGAACCAAAGTATTTAGTTTCTGAATATAATAGCATTCTTGACAATCAAGTTGATCAACTGGGAATTCACCAATGATTTCCCAGACCATTAGTTCTCCATACTTGTTGAGAGCGTTTTTAAAATAGCCTCGATAACCACCTCTCTTACGTTGTTTGAGAGTTTTAGTGGATTGACCAACATATTGCTTTCCAGAGGGAGAAGTTGCCTTGTAAATAATTCCTGTTTCCATTAAAGTTTAACAACGAACTGGGCTGCATAGGCAGGATTGACGAAGTTGGATGCCTGGAGAATCTGCTCATGTAGAGTAGAATATGTTCCAGCCTTCTTCTCTAGTGAGTCAACGCCTGGAGGTGAAGCCCACAAGACACAAGTTTCAACAATCTTTGTCTCGATTTCAAGCGCACTAACCTGCTCAGTAGATTGGGCAATATGTGCTTGAAGGTTAGTCCATTCAGCTCTGGTCACTGTCCTGAAAACAAATAGTTCTGTTTCAGACAGACCAGAACACAGCACTTCACCATGAGTCTGCTTCCACGCTTCGAGTTGAGGTGCATCAGGAGCGTCGGCAAATTCCGCCAATACATCTGCTAACGTCTTATCTTCCTTAGCCTTTTCTTCTTTCTTCTCTTCTTTCTTTTCTTCTGGCGGTGACGCCAAATCTACATTCTCAAGTTCTTCAGTCATGTTAATCTCCTAACTTTATTATATCAGGTCTCTGCCAATGAACGAATATTGTTCTTGAATTGGCATTCCATCAATTACAATTTGCTTTGACTTCCCTAAGATAGTCACAGTATCAATTCTTTCAATGGTATGATTAACTGTACCATCTCCAGCAAAGTCACCAAAACCTAGATAGATATCAAAGGGGTTCATTTGCGGTGAATCAACTCTGCGATTTATCAAATACTTCTCAGTATTCTTCTTCCCCCACACTGCGTCTTCGAATGATTCAAAAATATTCTCAGCATTTCCCATTCCTGTACTACGCTTAATATCTGAGAATCCAGTCAAGCTAGCATTGTTACCTATGTTGGCATTAGCCTTAGCATCACTAAGTTGTTTTTCAGATATATTTTCTTTTGTAGCTAATTCCTGATAGATTCTGTTTCTTTCAAAAACAGAGGTTTCATTGTTAATTAAGTTTTCAACTGTTTCCTTAGTTGCCAAACTACTATTTTCAAATGGTGAATGTAGTTTTTTATAATGTTGAAGAACTAGCCATAGATAACCAGCCTCTTTGAAATTAATTGTGAATGAACCTTGAATGAGATTTTGTCCTTCTGACAAATCATCGTACAAGGTGGAAGCATATCCAAAGATAGGCTTCCTGCTTTGTTGATAGCCATAACTAATCGACGTAACCTCATCAATCCAGATGTCTCCAATGTAGAGAGAGACCTGTGCACCAGAGAAGTACTCGATGTTATACATACCACGTTTGTCTATGGTTCCTTCAATCATCTGTTAGTTAACCTTCTACGTACACCTAGTTTGTCTAGGAACTTAACATAATCTGCATTATCAAACATCAAGCTTGAAGCCGATTTGTCCTTGTCATCATTAGTATTATGCATACCACGTTGAAGTCTAGATATTTCTATCTGTCCACGAGATGTCATTGGATCATAATCTCTAGCCACGAAGTTCATTGACTCCTCAGTTAAGAGGTCTTCAATAGACAGAACGATTCCATCTGAAACGAATTCAACACCATAGAGGCGGAATTCTGACAATGCTCCATACTCGTTGGCAAAAGCAATAGTCAAATCGATTGGTGGTAGCTGGTCTGCTAACAGGGTAGATAACTCTGAATCTTTCTCTCCTGATCTAAAAGCAGCCGAAGTACCCATTGATCTAATTAGTCTAGAGAGGGCATGTTCGTTGAAAACAGTAAAGATACAAGACCCGCCGATTGTCCTAGTACCTCTTGTATATCCTTTTGCATAGGCATGACCCAGTGCTCTAACAGCATGTTTTTCGCGGAATGACTGAACAGACATTGTTTGTAACGTACCAAGAACTACCGTAGAAGAAGATTCTGTATCTGCTTTGGAAAGAGCATCCAGCTGATCAACATATTCATTAACTAAATTCACGTACATTTGTTGTAATGTATTAGCACTTCTATTAGCTCTAGCTATTCCAAGGAAAGACCAATCACCTTTATTGAATAAATTAACAGTCAGAATACGAATTGCTTTCTGATTCTCTAGACTAGAAGGAGAGATTCCAGTTGCAAATACAAAATTTTGCTTTCTAAGATAATAGCTAGTTTCATTTACACCTAGAGCAAATAAAGTATTAAATCCACCTGAAAGTAAGGCAGTAGCTCCATCACGTACACCCAAGGCTACCGTTTTATTAAACTCAAGTTCTTCCTTCCTTCTATCTCCAGTCTCTTCAACATCATACAAATGTGCAACCACCTTGACATCAGCACCAGAGTAAGAAGAACCTAGAAAATTAATATTGGACTGATTGCCTTCAGCAGCAGGTAACCGCTTCATATCTCTAAGTGTAGATTGTAAACTAGATCTTACAGGATCAGAAGGATCAGAAAGAGAAGTTGCACCATAAGCAGAACTACCATCTAGAGTAACAGGATAGATATCTAATCTATTATCACTGTGTCCAGTTCCACCAGGCATGATTCACTCCTTTGTGAAAAAAGGGCCCCGAAGGGCCCCTCGTTCGTTAGCTAGTTGTTGGACTTGTAGCCCCACTCCTAGCGAGTGCTGCTACAACAGTTGCATCATCTACTGGACGCCAACCATGCAATGTACGAGCAACATAAGTCATTTGTTGCTCAGACACGATGTCATCAATCGAGACACCATATCCTTCATTCAAAATTTCAGCACCAATAACTCTCATAACCGCCATAGAACCATACTCATTGGCTGCAGCCAAGGTAATGTCAAATGGTGGAATTTGATCTGCAAACCAAGGAGCGACAACTTCCTGGTCACTACCAATACTGGTTAGAGGGGATTCCTGATACTGCACTGGTGCAGTAGGGTCACCACCAGCCAATTGCAATGACAACGAAGAGTCGTCAATTACATTGACAAGTGCTTCTGGTCTAACATCATCTTTGTCAGACAAGAAAAGCAGTTGCTGTGCAGTTGGAGCATCTAAACCAAAAGTGCTGAGTAGAGCATGTTCGTCGAACACGATGAAAATCAACGTGCCGGCAATACCACGCTTACCACGGGAAAAGCTTCTTGGGTCAGCTGAGCCCATAGTATATAGAGGTGCCTTTTCTCTTGTTACTGAGTAAGAGATAGCTTGCAATTCAGCAATAACTTTGTTACCAAAAACGCCTTTGATATCGACGCCTGAAAAACTGTTATAGCCCTTTGAAATTCTATTTGCTGCCATGAGGTCCTCCTATTATACCGCTGCCAAAGCAACAACAATGGTGATTTGTCGCAGCTCAAACGCTGGTACGATTTTCAGTTGCAGAGTTGCTTGACCCAAGACTCTCTGCTGAGTAGTAGAAGTCAACTGGAATTGATATCTGTTGATAAGATGCTGTTTTACAAGCGCCTTCAACCTGCCATCAATAGCGGTCTCCAGAGCTGCTATTATTGCACCGCTCATTCCTTCACCAAGGAACGGTTCGCCGACAACTCGAATAGCGTCTACAGCAGCCTTGACCTGGCGAACGGTAGACAAACGCTGGTAATCAGAGTCAGGACGAGCCGCAGTTGGCGCATCCGAAACAACGATACCTCTAGTCTTTGCATGAAATGTTACATAGCGCTGACCTGCAAGATTATTCAATTTCGTATGGTTAATACGGAATGGAAGTCTTACACTTCTCAATACCTTATTGGTTGGTGCAGATACGGGACTCAACACGGAGTAGAAGCCACCATAAGTAGGAGCACCAGTCACGGTATAAGCAGTTGTCTGGCTAGGATTGGACAAGATTGGATAGCTAGCAACTACGTTGATATACTTTCCAATATCTACTATGTGATCGTTGTCATCTTCGATATGGAGGTCATCCAGCCAGCCTGTAGCTGACGCAGCAAACCCACCATGATAGAGACCGTCAATCGCATGGACTGAATGTCCAAGTAGAGTAGCACTGGTACGACGACCTGACATAAACTTGTTACCAAGCAAGCCAGTTCCGTTACCTGTGGTTGTAACAACTGTAGATCCAGCAGTATCAACCTCGGTAGTTGGCAATGCGCCAACCCACAATGCAATATCCTTTGGACTATATGAGTCCGGTGGAAGGACACCGACAACACCAGTCATTTCACTGTTGTCACGGCTCTGTATGTAGCAGTGATTAGCTAACTGATAAGCAAAATTGACTTCATGGAAGTCACTGCCTGTCAGGGCTGTAGTACCATCTGTTTTCAAAGATGCTGTAGCACCTCCTGCTGTTGGAAAAATACCGGCTCCAACATCAGCAAGAAAAGTTGTATCTCTGTCTGCTGTAACATCACTTGGGAACCACCACCAAAAGTAGTTAACTCCTTCGTATTCTTCTGTATACAGAAGACCAAGAACATCAGTTGGTTCAGCAGCTGCTGGATAGTCAGATAAAGCATCAAGACCCAAAGCAACAGATGCAGCTACTGTTATATCTAAAATATTCAAATCGTCAAGATATACATTCATTGGAACAACAACATCAGCCTGTTGATCGCTCAACAATTCATACGCATTGTACAATGATTCATACATCTCCATTCTGGACAGTTCAAGTCCGTCTGTTCCTGCAGTGAAAATTGCAGGACCATCACCAATACCATCTGCTGCCAACAAGGTGATTGGGGTTGCCAAAGAACCAATATCAACAGCTGGAGCACCCGTAGGTGTAATCCCGCCCAGAACTACTTCGCCAAGATCCACTGTAAGCAATGGATAGGCTGGGTTATTATCATAGACTAGCACATCATCAGATGCTCGATATACTCTCACTCTTCCAGTACTTGCTTCGTAGAAGACTGTATAGTCGGTACCTGCTGAATCATCTTTACTGATGGTTTCCAGCGTGTAACCTGGGCTACTACCGATATCGATCAGAGTGGCTGTGGTTGCACCGATTCTAAAGAGAACAATATTTCCTGCACCTGCAATGGAAGTCTCGTACAATCCTCTAGTCAATGTGCCAGAGTTGGCAAATGTAGATGCCGCGTCCGCAATGTTGGTCACAGCAAACTGAGTTTCAGCGAGCCCTTGTGAGGCTGTACCCAAAACTAGTACGATTGGACTATCATTGACCGGAACGATCGTAATATTGCCATCTTGTTCATCTTTCCAGATGCCTGGTAGATTAGTGTAAGGCATTAACGAATCCTCCTAAATTATAAACTTTCTTTTACGCTCAGATTGATTACAATGTCTTCGATTGTCTTTTCTTGGAACATCCTGATTTTTTCGGTTCTAACAAAAAAATCGATGGGTCTACCATACCATTTATTGTTGTTGACTTCGGTAACAATGTCGCTGCTCCTTCCCCAGAACAGAACTCTGTCTACCCCTTGCAACTTAAACCACCAGGAATACTCTTCCATGAAATCCTCGAACCATTCAGCTCGAGTATTCGCAGACTTATTTGTTCTAGCCCAAGAGGTAAACCTTACAATGTTGTCGTAATAATACCCAAGGGCAACTTTCCGATAACCTGGATTTTCCAAATCATCGAACTCTTCACGAAACATTGGCCGCAGATTTATATTTTCCCGCGACATTGGCTTTCCCTGTGCAAATTGGCCAGGTACTCTATTTATCAAACTGAAGACTATGCTTTCAGTCTGTGACTTCTCGTCTGGTTCCTCTTCGGTGAAAGTCACCTGATTAACCTCTGAGATGCCACTCCTGCTTTCATAGTCATTAATCGCTTGACGTACCAAATCATAAAATTCTAGTAATGACTTAGTATTACCAAACGTTGTGGCACGACTGCCTTGTGAGCGAGTGCGTGGCGATGTATCGCTACTGATTTGATCATAGACCATGTTAACTGTAATCTTTTGTGATTCAGTCAAACCGTCGTCTAATAGATCTAGAACAGTAGTACTTCCCATTTTTATCCCTGTGGACCGTTGAGAAACTTAACCTGTTCCTCAAAGCAGTCTAGCTTATAATACTCTAGCTTACCACGATCTCCTCGAAAATCAATCGCAGTTCCAATACGATATATAGTTTTTCTTTGATATGGTCTATTTGGTTGTCCAGCTTCGTCTGTCATTAGTTCTACAATCTTGTCTGGAGAAACTTGTTTAGGGAAAAGATTAAGAGATAGATTGTATCGAAAGTAGAAAGAAACATAGGCTAGATTGGAAGTACCCGGCCCATGGAGCTGCTCCTTGGTAGCCATACCAACAGAGCTGCGGATTGCTACTTTATATCCGTCGACAAGAGTTTCATCCCAGAGATAGGATTCGCCGAGACAGATTGGACAGTACTTGTCTTTATCAGACTCTCCTGTCAGGTCATTTACACATGGACAACGTACTAGTATACCGCTTGATGTTTGCATCTTGCGATGGACAAACTTCTGCTTCTTAGCAATTTCTGGATAGCCGCCATCTAATGTATTGAATAGTTCTTCCCTCATATTGGGTTCTGTTCTCAACGTAGCATATGGGTCAAATTGACGTATCATTACCAATACTTCTTGCGAGTTGGGTTACTCCAAGTACGCTTGTGTCGTCTGGTTCCGCTTTCACGAATACGGTCATTTGCAGCAGGCATTCTACGGTTAAGGTTCCCGCCCGCTGTGCTCTCCCAAGACCTTGAGACTATTGGTCTATCGGGGTCCCATGCTCCCTTGACCACATGAGCTGGAGATCTAGCTGCTTTAGCACCACCACCAGCAATCAACTGAGGTAGCCACTTGTCCATGCAATCACGCAACTTGTCCATTGCATCTCGTACACCATTAGTGTCGTATGTAACACTGAGGTCGGCGAGTGTCTTACTTCTCAACAATAGACTACCGATATTAGTAATCATCATAGAAGCAGCAATACATGATACATATTCATATCTAGCATGCTTATACAGAGGATCATTATAATTGGATGGAGCCCAAGTTAGAACATCCGCCTCAAGAGATGCATCAAGAATAGCTAGTTCAATAATATAATCGGGGATATCACTAATAAATCCACCTACTTCCATCCTAACTTTACGAGCAGAAGAGTAAGAAGGAAAGGTAGTTAGCATGAACTCAGACTCAAAGGTTTCCTCGAGTCCACCAGCTCCATCAGAAGCTTGAACACCAGACGTAATTGTGATTTGAACTAGATCGTTAGTATTCAGTTGATCTTCAATAGCTGCATGGGAACCACCTGTTGTGACATCAAAAACCATTACTCCAGATATTGCTTGGCAGAGAAGATTGCCGAACCATACATCATGCCAGATTCCATCAGGACCACAAGCAGGAGTAATGAATTCATATTCGAAGATACCCTGGCCAAGATAGGTAGGAACACCAGAGACTACGAATGCATCAGTAGGAGAGACAGTTTCTACATCAGGCTTAAAAATATGGATCACCACATCTTCGGCTTGTGCAATTTCTCCGTAATCATCTTTAAACTGGGAACGAAGAGAAATCGTCCCACCAGCCCTGATCATTCTTTTAGCCATTGGTTATCCTCCTCCGTGATTATACCCTACTTTTAGGTTTTACCTGTTTACATCTGGTACAAGTTTTCATAATTATTTCTTTCGCGTAGGAACGCGGAATAGTTTGATGTCGGAGATTACGCCATTTATCTGACCTGCACCAGCTACACCTTGCCCTATATCTATCTCATCCAAGTCATCAGGTATTCCACAATCCGTATCTTCTGCACCCTCAGCTACTTCATCAACATAGTTGTTTACACTATCAACTTCCCAAGTAGTTCGAATGGAATGAACAACTCCATCAACTACATCTGTTATGCCGGTAACGTCTGAGTTATTTCCGACAGTTGCTCTAGTTAATGATACTGCTTGATCACTCGCGTTTATATACTGATAGATCCTATCAGTAACATTCCCTCCATCACTTAAAGCTACTAATCTAACAGTCGCAGGTAAATTATGATCAGGTAATAAGATTTTTGTAGCGATACTCCCTTCCTGCTCACTCCCTACTCCACCTAGATTACCATCATCACCCTTATAGGTAAGCTCGTCTTTGTTACGAGTAACAGCAGCTGTAGTAGTAGGGATTAGACTAGTAGGATATACACCGATTTCACACTGCATTCCCCAGGCATAACTATTAGCAGTTGCACCATCGCCAGCAAAAGCATTGTCTGTATCAGCTTCAGCAGGTTGTACATAGAATGTATGAGCAGCTGCGGTACCAAGGAACTCTATGAAGCAACGGTACCAGCCATTACCCCAGTCCTCGATTCCAGAAGAGGTAGCACCAGCACCCTTGGTCCCTACAACTCCATTAGCTAGATCGAAGTAACAAGTGGCATTGGCCACTGTTTCATCTGAAAGGTAGAACCAATCCTGGTCTCCCTTCTTAACTAGTACAGAGAAGGTCCATTGAACTGCTGTGACTGTAATGTCCTGAGTCATCCCGTGGATACCATCAGTTGCGTCACCAATGATACCAGCAAGAATGCTAGTTGAACCGTCAGGTAAAGTTACTGAACCTCCAACAGTGTCACCACCATCTAAGAGTGTCCACGTTGTGTCAAGATCAGCACTTTGTAAGCACAAGTTCTCCGCAGCGGTTTCAGACAAATACCCGCGGATACTAGTACCTGCTGAGTCTACTCTCTCAACAACTCTCATCCAGTTCGGGCCGCAGAGATAAGGTTTGCGAGCGTATTCTTTGACGGACACTTGATCGAATTCAACGAAGCCGACACTTGATACTGTTAAAAGTCTAATATCAGGATTAGTAGACAATCTCTCTAAATCAAAATACTGCCATGCAATAGAAGCTGAACTTGTCCATAAAACTGTTCCACCATTACTTAATTTAGCAGTATTAGCTCCATCGGTTCTTGCCCATCCAGTTATACGGTATGTTTTCCCTATAGTCATAATGGTTTGGTCGGCTCTAGGATTAGCCGTTCCATCATAGGCTATACGAAGAATTTGAGTTCCAGTATCTAGTGGACGAGTAAGAGTTTCCTTCGTTAAAACGGCGTCATTACTTGCCGTCCAATCAGTAACTCCTGTTGCCTCCATATCTCCATCAACTAACAGCTCAGGACCGTGTTGTTTATCTAGATAGGCTACAGTAGCTCTAGTCTGAACAGTAGGAGTAGCAGTACCACCCGCTCTGTTAGGTTGGATGCCTTGGAGCAAATTGAAACGTTCGAGTGCTATGTCGGCATTTAGATGTGTAGATAGCCATGCGTCACGTTTCCACATGGCTAGATAGGCTACAGTGTGATCAGAATCATTAGCACCATTAGGATCAGCACCTATAGTGAACTCATTAGCTGTAGTAATAGATCCAGCAGATGTAGAGATATCCGCTGCCACTCCAGCAACGCCATCTACATATGCTATTCCAAATCCAGACCTGTCTAGAAACCATATAACGTGATGCCATACATTAGAACCTAGTCCAGTGGCAGACACTGTAGAGATATCACCATCACTAAGAAGAAGTCGTACAGTATCTGATGCTAGCTGGTTCATTCTCCAGCCATTAGCGGACAGTCGAGTACCCATTACAAAATGAGCAGAAGTAATATCGTCTAGCTTAAAAACGGCTTCAACTACCATATCTTCTATAGTAACGTCGCCTAATCCTGCACTAGCTATTTGATAATACCCACCGTCATTGAACTTCACAGAATCATCATTATCCCCTACACAAGGACTTCCGTCGTGGAATGTAGGAGCTGTACCTGCTTGGAGGGTTAGGGTCTCGCCGTAATCCTCTGCTTCCCAATCTACTGAGTTAGCATCCTTACCGTTGTATCGAAACGCGGGATCTACACTGACCCCATTTATCTTTAGACTAGAAGGAAGAGCATCTACACCGTAGTTAGCGTCTGGACTGAATAATTGGAAGGTAGGTGCTATTAATTGTTGAGTATCGGATATGCGTACCTTGGATATTACGCTGTTTGGTTGGAATAGTGCAGACCTACTTTGTCCTAAATCTATTTCATCAATATCATCAGGGATTCCTACATCAGTATCAGAACCTTCAGAAACTCCATCGGCTAACAACTGAATATCGTCTGTCTGCCACTTCATCTGAACATTATGAATTACGTCATCAGTAGGAGTAACTGGACCTCCAGTGATAGCACCACCACTTTCCCCAGTAGCAGCAGTTTGAACTCTGTATTCATCATTCGTAGTAAGACTATACAGTAGCATTCTATCAGCAGCAGCAGCGCCATCAGAAAGTGCGAAATACTGTTTAGTTGCGGAAGGATCATAATCAGGTTCTAGAAGTTGTAAAGAAATTTCTCCTCGATTATCCAGAACATTTCCATCGTCTCCCTTATACGTCAACTCATCCTTATTCCTAGTAACTGCTGCTAAAACAGTTGGAACATACGAAGACATGTATGAGCCGATTTCACACTGGGCTCCCCAGAAATATGTGTTGATTGCTGCTCCGTCACCAGCAACTGTAGTTGTTCCATCTTGTTGGGTTGTATATATGCGCATTGAATGTGCAGCCGCAGTACCCGTGAATGAGAACCCACAACGGAACCAACCATTACCCCAGTTTTCAATAAATGAATCTACAGTTGTACCTATATCACTACCAAGAACCCCTGTAGATAAATCAAAATACTTACCAGCAGTAGTTCCTGTGTTATTGTATATCGCAAACCAGTCCTTATCTCCCTTTTTAGCAAAGCAAGAAAAGGTCCATGTCACTGCAGTAAGAGTGATACTTTGTTCTACGTAATGAGCACCACTGGTAGAATCGGCGATGATTCCTGCAAGAGCAGAAGTCGAACCATCAGGTGCGACAACAGAGCCTCCAATAGAATCGCCAACATCGTTCAGTGCCCAAGTAGTACCCATATCCTCGCTCTGCAAACATTTATTCTCTGCAGCAGTTTCGGCGAGGTATCCCTTGATAGACTTACCATTCGAGTCATAGCGTTCTACTTGACGCATCCAGCCAGGACCAACAGAATAAAGCTTACGTGTTACTTCTTTTACTGAAATGTTGTCAAACTCAACCCACTCCGTAGCATTATCTTGATGACCTAAATCAAGCCTAGTACCCGGATAAAGAAGTTCTAAGTGTTCAATTCTCTGCCATTCTGTTGATGTAGTAAGTGTCAGTAATGTATTCCCAGCACGCCATACTACAGGTACTGCATTACCATCAGAACGAGCCCACCCAGTAATTAAGCAAGGTCTACTTAACACAAAAGCAGAGGCAGCATATGCTCTAGGATTAACTCCATCATGAAGGACTCTCAATACTTGTACACCATCTCCATCAGGACTAGTGCCTGTCTCTTTAGATAGAATAGCATTAGAATCTGTATACGCTCCAGTTCCTACGTCCTCTTGGTCTCCATCAACTAATGTCTCTGTACCTAACTCTGCCTTATCCAACATAGCAACAGTAGCTCTAGTTGCTACTTCTGCCAAAGCTGTACCTTCAGATTTATTAGGGTAAACACCTGTGAGTTTATCGAAACGTTCTAGGGCTATATCTAACCATTCTACTGGTCCTGCTATTCCTGCTCTCATCCAGTCAGCTTGTTTCCACATTGCAACATAAGATATGTTAGAATCCCACTCAGAAGATCCTAGTCCAGCACCTAGGTTCAATGGACCTGCTTTTGTAACAGATCCTACAGTAGATATAACCTCCGCCGCGCCACTCACTACTCCATTAATGTACCATTGAGCTGATCCAGAGCGATCCATAAAACACATAGCGTGATACCAAACACCTGTAGTAACAGCAGCTGAGTTAGTGCTTTGGGGGGCGGTAGTCCCATCGTCTAGTAGAAATCTAAAGGATCCACTCAACCAGTCCAGCAACCAACCTTGTCCTCCCCAGTACTTATTAACTATTCTAGCTCCATTAATAGATGCAACTTTAACAACACACTCAATTACAATGTCTTCTGTAGTTATGTCAGCGAAAGTATTATTACCTGCTTTGTAATACCCACCACCATTAAACAGCGCACTATCATCATCCACACCTAATAGCGGAGAACCATCATTGTACGTAGGAGCAGTACCAGCCTGTAACGTAAGAGTTTCGCCGTAACCATCTGCTACGAGGTTGGTAGCATTTGCGTCACCTAGCTTATACCGAAAATCAGGATCAACAGTCACACCATTAATTGTAAGTGGACCAGATAGGTTGGCCACGCCAGAACGGCCATCAGCCAATTTGAATGTTGGATTCTTGTTAGATCCTAACATTAGCTAAAGTCCTGCGCTACTGTCATGAGATAGTTAGTACCGTCATAGACTAACTCTAATTGATCTACTGCCAAGGCTCCTGCTGAAATAACTGGGATGACTCCACCTGGATGAAGAACTGAAGCAGGATAGATTAGGTCACGAGCTACGGCAGCATCTTGAATCACTTTCAACTTGTATACAAATCCATCTTTAGGATTAGACAACGTAAGTGTAACATCTCCTGTGCAGTCTGAAAGATTGATTACCTGTACATTACCATTATCCCAATCGATAGTTTGAACAACACCAGCAGGAGTACTAGTAGTAGATAGTAATGACCCTACCTGTCCATCAGCTTCTACGTTACCACCAGTCGTGAC